AAGGGTGGAGAATTAAGTGAAGAAAATATTGTATTCAAAATTCTTCGCGCTATGGGTCATCTTGACAAACTCAAGGATGGCATCAATAAGATTTACGACAAAAAGATGAGCGTGAAAGAAGGATTGTTTTCCAAAATGTTTGGATCTCAAGAAGTCATAAAATACGAAGTTCGATCATACGATGGTGGAAGAAAATACACCGCAACACAGGATGGAAAACAAATTGGAAGTGCAACTGTTGAAGATTCTGATGAAGGTGATTCAATACTTCTTGATATATGGGTCAACTCTTCACACAGAAATCTTGGCATTGGCAAAAAATTAATGGCTATGATTTTGAAGAAAGAGAAAAAATCAATCAGGCTTGAGCCAGTCGATCAAAGGACAAAAGATTGGTATACAAGATTGGGATTTGTTCCTACTGGAGAGGGAGAATGGATGAAATTAAAAGAAATTGCCATAATACCAAGTGGATACAAAAAAGAGGTATTAAGAGTGGCAAATTCAATTTACAATTATGAAATGAGAACTCAGAGTCAAATAGAACAGGCGGACTTGGAAAATATACTAAATTTGTTGTCTAAAAGATTTAATGTTAATATAGACGATGTACACCATGACATTGCCAGAGCGTTGCATAACTTGAGAAAAAAATAAAACCCCGATTTCTCGGGGTTTTTTGTTATGTGAATTGTTTTTGAATTATTGTTTCTTCTTTCTGTCTGGTGGCGGTGGTAGCTTTGCCTTGTCTTCTGGTGTCATCTTTTCTCTTTCTTCCTTGTCCAGTCTACCATTTTTGTTTGTGTCATACTTGGCGATGATTGCCTTCTGCTCGTCAGTCAATACTGGCCCGCCTTTCTTTTCACCTTTTTCTGCGGCGAAAACTGATACTGCTGCTAACAATGCTATTGCGATATACTTCTTCATGTTTATCCTTTTGTTGTTTCAACCATAATCGGTTGATACCATCTATAACTATCACATAACATATTGCAGTCAATAACATTTACACAAGATTTACAAAATTGCAATTGACATAATATATTGTTTATACATAATATTTTTGTATGAAAATCAAGTTTGCAAGATTTGGTGGATTAAGTTCTGTCAATCAAAGAGGTTATAGCAGCGATGTTGGATATCATAGTCCTCCGTGTCGTCGTGGATTTTATGCATTTGTTTGGCCTCATTACGATTTCTTTCTTCTAAGTAACGGAAAGACTACAAGTTATCCGTGGGCAATCGGAACCAAGTTTAGTTATGTCAAAGATAGCAAGGGTAATGTCATTGATGACAAACATCCAGAGCACGAAGAACTTTCCGAGGGTCACAAGTATTGGAGTGTTCCTACCAAGTCTTGGAGTAATCATATGGATGCTTGGTACGATATGGAAAAAGATGTACCGTATCCAAGTTCGGAGTATAACAAGATGCGAGAGGAGTTTGATTCTAAATGGGAAGTTGAAAATCCAAATGTCGGAAAATATGTTCTTATTCAAAAACCTTCCCCGAAAATCTTTGAATATACTGGAAATATTTGGCATCACCTTGGCGAGTATCTTAGTCCAAGCGGTGTGATTAAGAAGAAAGGTGGATGGACTCTTTCAGCTTTTGATGAATACAAACATGCGCTTGAGAAAGATATGCACGCCGCAATTAAACTTCAAACACACCAATATAACCAACGAAAGATTCCTTACTCAACAAAAAATCCTTACAATGGAGTTTGTAAGGATCATTTGGAAGTTTTTATTGAAAAACTTTAGATTTCGTAGAATCCGTTTTTAATTTTTTCTTGATATTCTTTGTCCAAGCGAGCAATCATTTGATCCACGGGCTCATCTCTTGTTGCCATATTGTATCTTAGACGAAAATAATCTTCTTCACCTTTAATCTTATCCCACTCTACACTTGAGTCACTTGTGTAAGCGTACAACGTAGGTTGTTCTTCATTTTCTGGATCAAGTGGTACCACCTCATACGCCGTCGATCCTTCACGTTCGGCATCAACGTCTTCATAGTCAGAATTCACGCCAACTTCTTCTTGATGGTCATACAACCACTTAACAACTTGCTCTTCGTCCATTCCTTTTAGTTCTGGGAACTTGTCCGTATCAATTACATATTCTCCTTTTCCACAATATGTGACATAACTTTCTCCGTGCATAAATCTTAATTTCATAATATTATTTTCTCCAAATCCATTTACTATGTCCACAGTCCCATATTCTGTCAAATCCATTATTTTTCATGTTTTCCCATTCAGACATTTCTGGGTCAAACTTCTCTAATCTTTCTGCCAACTTGTTTTTCTGAAACATTTGTCTGTTGAACAGTGCTTTATAGTCTGGCGAGATATAATAGTAACCTTGTGGAGTATAGCTTTCAAACTTCATTCCCAATTTACTGTATACATCACCTGAAAAATATCTTCTGTCAGAATAACTTACTATGTTATTTGGAGAATAGTCGTGTAGAAATACATTAAATAATTTGCTTGCACCACCATGTATCTTTGTATTTAGCGCGTTGCAAAATCTGGATATTTCCCATTCGCACTTTTTGTCAAATCTACTCTTGCAGAAAGTCATAATACTGACAAGTGTGCCTTTGTAGAATAGTCCATATGCCACAGACGACTTGTCGTTGCCTTGAATGTGACAATTATTCAGAAAGTCTTTCTTGGTGTTAGAGTCTACTTTCTTGATATCACACTCTCTGCCATGAATCTTGGCAACAAATCCGCCAAGAGTTTGTCTAATAATGGATTTTACAATGTTTTGTTTTTGCAGCCATTCGTTTTCAAATATATGAATCAGTTTTATACCCTTCTCTTCACATGCTTGTGTTTTTTCCAAGTGATAATTTTTTGAAACTCGAACGCTTTCCTTGTGCCAATACAGTCCATTATATTCAATAGCTATGTTCAGATCTGGAATATAGAAGTCTAATTCTTTTCCATTAAGAACTGTTCGGTTGTTTCTTGATATCAACTTGCCATTAAGTTCACTGTTTAGAAAGTCTAGCAGCGATTTTTCTCCTGTGTTCTTTTTGTCTGGATAACACAGTTCACAGAATACATTGTTAGGAACATATACTGTAGAGTCGAATGTGTTGCTGCACTTATTGCACCTAAACTTGTATGATTTGGAAAAATGATATCCTTCATACTCATCTGGTTGTATTAGCCATGTAAGATTGTTAGCGGCAAACAATGCAGATAGATCGGTGTAATGATTTTCTTGTTTGCGCTTGCTTCTGCGAGATATAACTTCGTCGGCTTTGCCGGGATTGTCTACACCATATTTGTCAATCCATGTTTGTTTTATCTGTTCTCTTAATGGACTGTTTGCAGATAATACATTTTCTACCCCATAGTTCTGTACAGTTGTTCTCTTAGCTTTGTCTTGTATAGACTTTACTTGCATGGCATATTCTTTGCCATACTTTTCAGACATAGAAGTCTTGTATCGTTCTTGTGTCTCTTTCGTCTTCATGGCGTGACCGCCATATTTTTCATTGAATGTATTTTCTACACCTTGTCTGTTTTTTTCCTTGACATCTGGTGAATTGGCAGAGCAAGACTTGCTACAATACTTCTTGGGCTTGTATTTCTTATATTCGAATACAATTTCACATGTTGGGCATGTAGATTTAATAATGGTGTCTGCGCTTCTAGGTCTGGCCATAATATGCTTTAAGTTTGTAAGTAGCTTATGATTATATATCTAAATAGTCAATAAAAAAATTATTGACGTATATTTATTTATTAGTAGTGAAAATATACACTAAACAATCATTAACCCAATAAGACTATGGCAGAACTACTAGAATCAAACGAAATATTCTTCACGGCATTTGAACCAAAAGTTCAAAACCGTTTCATCGTAAACATTGACGGCGTACCTGCGTACCTAATCAAAGCAGCCGCTCGTCCTTCGATCACAAATGGAACAATTACGCTTGATCACATCAACCTAAAGCGCAAGCTTAAGGGTAAGAGTGAATGGCAAGACGTTTCAATCACTCTGTATGATCCAATTGTTCCTTCTGCTGCACAAGCTATGATGGAATGGGTGCGTCTTGCTCACGAATCTGTAACAGGTCGTAACGGCTATGCTGACTTCTACAAGAAAGACATCACCATCAATGTTCTTGGACCTGTTGGTGACAAAGTTGAAGAATGGCAATTGAAGGGCGCATTCCCATCAACCGTTGACTTCAATGGTAGTGGTCTTGATTGGGCAAGCAACGAAGCATTGCTCATCAATGTCACACTAACTTACGACTACGCAATCTTGCAGTACTAAGATATTTTCGTCAAGATTACACAAAAACCCAGCGTCAATGCTGGGTTTTTTGTTGTAAAAATACATGTAAGAACTAATAAGCTTGACAACTTTTATCGTCCCCCCTATAACCCCTATATAACAATTTGTTTTACATAAGTTAATTATAATTTTTTATACAGTAGTTGATATTTATATATACTCTGTACAAAACAACAAGGAAACACTCTATGAAAAAATCAGAACTCAAAGCATTAATACGTGAAGCCGTGGAAGAAGTGATGAATGAATTTTCACCACTTGGTGTTGCTGAAACACAGCAACTACATGAAAAAGCACCACCCGATTTTCCAAAGGCATTGCACGATAAGCTGTTAAAGCAATATAAGGATGATGAAAGTAAAGCATATGCCACAATGTGGAAAATCTTCTATGCCAAGAAAGGCGGTAACAAGAGAGTTGATGAAATGTGGACAGCTTTTGAAAACAAGAGTTTGAATGAAGCAGAAGAAAAGGGTCAGGATGAAGAGCATGACGAAACTGATTTGAGTAATCCAGAAGAAAATCGTGAAGTTGAATTGGCAAACAAGATCAAAAAGCTTGCTGATGAATTGTTGAGCATGCACGGAGTAAAAGACGAAGAGGGTGAAAAAGAAGAGAATGATAAAAAAGAATCAGATGAAAAAGTCTGAACTTAAACAAGTCATTAGCGAGATTGTTCGCCGTAAGATGGGTGAAAAAACTTCATCTTACGGCTATGTTATGAAGCCAATGGCTGGTGACGATCCTAGTGATCCAAGATTACAGTTGATTGGTTATGGAAATATGCCAAAGAGTTATTGGCAAAAAAAGCTAGAAAAGTATGCGGAAGAATTGCTACAAAGAGTTAAGGATGAAGATTGGAAAACAGCAGCATATTTCATGGAGAAAAACAGTGTGTTTAATCTTGCGGTCAACATGATGAAGGATATTTCATCAGACGATCTCAAGGAACAATTGGGTACAGACAATGAAGAAACACAACAAGATCCAAAAGACATCAGAAAACAAAAGGAAATGGAATCCTTGAAAAAGAAACAAAGTGATTTGAATGACAAAATCAGACAAATTGACGCAAACAAGCAAAAACTAGAAGATCCTATTCGCAGAAAAATTCAAGACTTGGAAAGAAGAAAAGCACCAGAAGTAAAAAAGCTTGGTGCAGTTACCAAACAAATTCAAGATCTACAAGACACATGAAAAAATCAGAACTCAAGAAAATTATATCAGAAGCAGTGATGGAAGTAATGTATGAACAATCATTGCCAACCGGAGTTAGCTCAAAGGCAATTATTCCTATTAGTCAATTTGTGCAACGTGCAGATCAGGTTGATGAAGCAGAAGGTGATTTTCTTGGTGCCAGAACATCAACAATGTCGCCAGAAGAAATGCAGGCATATTTGGCAAGAATCAAGTCTGGCGAAAAAGCAGTAACAGACAAATATAAGATGCCATATATTCATGGCGGCAATATTGAAATCAAGAATGAAGCTGGTCAAACATATGACTTGGACAAGCTCAAAGCGTCAATCATGACTCGTCCAAAGCAGATCTTGAAGCAAAATGCAAAGATGGCAAAGAGTGCAGGTGAAGACACAATGTTCTTTGACATTGGACTACCTGCATTAAAAGGTTTGGCAGTAAATGAAAAAACAGGAGAATTTATCATTGTTGATACATGCCCCGGTGCAGGTGCATGCAAAGTATACTGCTATGCCAAAAAAGGCGGCTATGTTCAATGGAAAGATGCATCAATGTCTCAAACCAGACTGTTGAACTTTCTTGTTAACGATCCACAAGGATTCAAGACACAATTTGAAAACGAACTTCGCGCCAAAGCAACAAGTCTTATCAAAAGAGGTAAAAAAGTAATTGTTCGTTGGCATGATGCGGGAGACTTTTTCAGTCCAGAATATCTTGATCTTGCTTATGGCATTGCCAAGGATTTTCCAGATGTTCTTTTCTATGCATATACCAAGATGGCAAGTGTGGCAAAGAGTCAGAAGCCATCAAACTTTATCATCAATTTCTCAATGGGTGCAACGCCAGAACAAGAAAAGCAAATTGATTTTGGAAAAGATAAACATTCAACTGTTGTACCAAAACCAATGTTTGACAAATATGTGCTGAAAGATGAAAAGGGTAAAGCAATCAGAGATGAAAAGAATAGAATTCAATTCAAAGATGAAGCGGCATTGCAATCATTCAAGAAAGACTTGGCAATGAAATACAATGTACCAGTTGAAAGCATTCTTACATATGACGAAATGATCAAGACACCGCAGTCAAATGAAGAAGGTAAGTATAACATTATTGTTGTGCCGGGCGATGGCGACGTAAGTGCATCACGCAGAGATGTCAAAGGCACATATCTATTAATTCATTGATGTATGAGCGAAGCTGAAGATCAATTGATTGATATTGAAGAAAATCTCCACAAATGGTTCAAGGAGAAATGGGTAAGGTTTGGGCCAGATGGAAAAATTCGTGGAGCATGTGCACGAGGAAAAGAAAGCGAAGGTAAACCAAAATGTCGTCCATTAAAGTCTGCACAAGCAATGGGCAAGAAAGCCAGAGCAAAAGCTGCACGCAGAAAGCGCCGTGAAGATCCAAATCCAGATCGTACAGGAAAAGCAAAGAACGTAAAAACCGAGGAAATTATGAACGAAAATCACATTTGTCCAATTTGCGGCGGTGAACTTGTATCAGAAATGCTGATGAATGAAAAGAAAGATGCGTGCTATTACAAGGTCAAGTCACGCTACAAAGTTTGGCCAAGTGCATATGCATCTGGAGCACTTGTTAAGTGCCGCAAAAAAGGCGCAAAGAATTGGGGCAATAAATCAGAAGGATTTGAACCAGTTGATGAAGCATGTTGGAAAGGCTACCACAAAGAAGGTAACAAAAAGATGTTTGGTAAAACATATCCAAACTGTGTAAAGAACACAAACGAACAAGAAGAATTGGATGAAAAATGGAGCGAGAAATACAAACGCAGTATAGATTGCAGCCATCCAAAAGGATTTAGTCAAAGAGCACATTGTCAAGGTCGCAAAAAAACCGAGGAAGAAATTATGAAAGAACAACAACTTAAAGAAGCCATTAAGAAATTGGTCAAGGAAGTATATGAAGAACAGGCTCAACAGGATGAATGTTGGGAATGTTATGAAGCCGCTATGGAAGAAGGTACCAATGAAGCTTGGGAAGAATGCTATAAGAAAACAAATTGGAGTATGATTCCAGAAGGCGACGAACATACTTGCGAAGGTGATGAATTCTATGAGATATACGGAGACATCAACGCAGATGCAAAAGAAAATCTTGAAGAAGCAGAATATCGTGGTCGCAAAGTACCACTCGGTAAACCAATGCGCGGAGATGTTAAAAAATTCAAAGTGTTTGTTCGCAATCCATCGACTGGAAAAGTAAAAAAGGTCAATTTTGGCGACAAGAACATGCGCATCAAAAAGAGCAATCCAAAGCGCCGCAAGAGTTTCAGAGCAAGACACAACTGTGCAAATCCGGGACCAAGAACAAAAGCACGCTATTGGTCGTGCCGCAAATGGTAATCTTTTAAAATCACACTATTATGAAAAAATCAGAACTAAAATCACTACTTAAAATCATCGTTGAAGAAGTTCAATTTGCCACCAAAAAAGGAAAGTTGTCCGAAGGCAAAGGACTTTCTGGAATGAAGAAAGCACCAGAATCAACCGAACACACAGAGAAAGTTGCAGATTCAAAAGATCTTACGGGTGGCGCACCTGTTGAAAAAGAAGAAGGTAAAAAACTTCCCGTGGTCAAGAAGCCATCCAACCCACAAAAAGTTGGAGATCTTAAGGAAGAAATCTTAAAGATGATCCGCGAAGAAATTGACGAAATGGCTCGGGTCAAAGGAGCGGTTGGATCAAAGTTCAAAGTTCAAGATTCAAATTCACCAACAGGATGGTCTGTTAAAGGACACAAAACAATTCCAGATGGTACACCAACAGAAGCACCAAAAGGACCATATGTTCCAAAAGGAACAGGTATGGGTCGTCCATCAAAGACAGATACATCTGTAGGAGCAGAACCAACCGAAGCAGCAAATTCAAAAATCGTTGTGATCTTTGATGGTGACAATCTTGGTGAACTTGACATGAACAGAGTAAAAGGTTCACTCATGGGATATGTAAAATCATTCTTGGGTGGAAACAATGTATTCTTGGACATATACAAAATTGATCCATCAGTTCAAGCAAAGCTTGATGAATTGAGCGACATGTACTCTGATGGGAAATTGTCAGTTGGTACAGAACTAAATCTTATCGTTGATAAAGACACCGTAAAGGCGGTTTGATATACAAACATATGAAGAAATTAGCCACATCACTACTAACGGTTTTATTGGTTTCAGGATGCGCGTTGCCAAGTCTGCCAAAGATGCCAAGCATGCCAAGCATGCCAAGCTTTGGTAAAAAAGCAGAAGCAACTGTCGCTCCTTCTCAGCCAAAAGAACCAGAAGTAAATGTGGCTGCTATGGTGGCTGCACAAGCTGCAAAAGAAGCAATGGAAAAAACTGCTTTGGTTGAACAAAAAGCCGCTGAAGACAAAAAGAAAATGGAAGAAGAATATGCCAAGCTAAAAGCTGAAACTATCAAGGCATATGATGATCTGAAGAAAAAAGACCAAGAAAACTTCGATAAGATTGCTGAGTTGAACTATGGTGTATATCATGTTACACAAGAAAAGAAGAAAATAGATATCAACACAACTATTGCCCATTTGCGTTCAAAAGAAATAATGATGCGTACAGACAAATTGTCTGACGAGAAAAAAGCAGCAATTCAAAAAGAAATTCTTGAAGAAAAAGCAAAGACAGTAGATCAATTGTATATTCAATATAAGGCAACAATAGATCTTGCTGTAAATCAAAAAGCAGCACTTGATGAAGCAGATCAATTGATTCAACAAAAAGAAAAAGAAAAAACTGCTTTGAAGGAAGCAAATAGAATTGCGCTTGAAAAAGCAGAAGCAGAGAAAAAAGCAGAAGTTGAAAGAGTTAGAAAAGAAGCAGCAGATCAAGTTCGTTTGCTAAAAGAAGCACAACAAGCACAATTGATGCAAATGATGATTTATGGCCTTGGTGGATTAGGATTGATATTCTTGATACTTGGTGTTTTGATAAGAAGCATATCGTTTATCATATCAGCAGTAATGTTCCTTGGTCTAGCATACTTCGCAGCAAGCGTTCCTATGTGGGTCATAGGTGCTGTAGCAGGAGTTTCAATACTAGGGATGGGATTGGCTCAACTTCTATTTAAATCAAAGAAAAAAGAAGCGGCCAAATAAATTGTTTTTATATATACGGAAAACTTTGTGTAATCCATATATATGATAAACAACTGTTATAAATATTATGTCAGACACAACTATTCCTATTGCCAAATCTCTTATACCCAATGCAGCAGTAAAGGCTGCATATGAGCAAAATCAAGCAGAAGCATCAAAGCCAACTCTACCTACTCTAACAGTAGAGTTGCCATCCAAGGGACTATTCTATCCAACCAATCATCCATTGTCTAATGGTAAGATTGAAATATATCAAGTTACTGCACGACATGAAGATATTCTTAGCAATACAAATTTGCTAAGAAAAGGAACAGTATTGGATGAATTTCTGAAGGCACTTATTGCTACACCAAATGTAGGCATCAATGATCTTTTGATTGGAGACAAAAATGCATTGTTCATTGCTGCACGCCGTAGTGCATATGGTGATTCATACACAACAAAAATCAAGTGCCCAGAATGTGGCGCTGAATCAAATGTAGATATTGATCTTGGTAAGATCGGACCAAAGCAGTTGGCAAATAATATTTCACCAGACAAACTTGCATTCGAATTGCCAAATTCAAAGAAGACTGTTGTGTTCTCATTGCTCACACACAAGGATGAAGCAGACATTGATGCTGAAATCAAAGCGTTGGCAAAGTTTGGTGCCAAGAATACAACCACACCAGAAATCACCACACGATTGAAATATACCATCAAGGCAATTGATGGCAACGCTGACCGTGGTCGTATCAAGAACTTTGTTGATAATGAACTCACCGCCAAGGACAGTCTTGCACTACGCAGACATGTTCGTGAAATTACACCAGATATGGACATGAACTTTGATTTCACATGTCCAGAATGCGGTCATCAAGCAAGAATCACAGTTCCATTGGGTGCTAATTTCTTTTGGCCTAATGTATCAGACAATTGATATGAAATGTGAATCTGCGTGCTGAGATAATAGATCTTGCATCAGAGGGATATTTTTATCCAAGCAGTTCAATATTGTCTTATGGAAAAGTTTCCATATTGCCCATAACGGGCGAGGTGGAAGAATTGCTTGCCAATGCTAATTTGGCCAAGCGAGGTTTGCTTGAAGACATATTTTTGAATGTGATTGTTGATGGCGGTGTCAACAAGGATGAATTGCTGCAATGTGACAAAGAGGCTATATTGCTTAATCTTAGAATTGCAAATTATGGCTCGCAGACAAAAATGAAAGCAGTGTGTAGTGATTGTGATAATGAATATGAGCAAAACATATCATTCGCTTTCAGATCAAAGCCATTTAACTTTTTGAAATGCGAGAAAGGAAATAACAAACTTGTATATACATTTCCAAAGTGCAAAAAGAATGTATACTTCAGATTGCCCACATGTTCAGAATATCAGATATACAAGAAAGAAGGTTGGCTATCTTTGGCAAAAAAGATAACAATAGAAATAGATGATGTAAGTGACATATCAAATTTCTATGAATATGAACTGAGTGCAACTGATAGCAAGTTGTTCAGAAAATATTTTGAAGAGAACACACCGGGGTATATAAGCAAAATAGCACTAACATGCCCACAATGTAATACATCATCAACTATGAACATGGACATAGATGTTGATATATTTGGCATAAAACCAGAAAGCAAGATGAACATTCATGCCGAAATATTTGATTATAATATAATAAACATTTGTATATAAATGGCAGACGACGACATAAAGTCCAAACTGGAAGATTACGAAAAGTATCAACGTTCTATATCCAACCTATCTGGTGAATGGGCGGATGATTTAGATAGAATTGTCGATCTGAGCAATAAACTTGGAAGCAGAGTAAGAAGTACTTTCAGCGATCTTCAAAAATCAAAAGCGGAATATGCTCAATCGTTGGACAAAGTAAAGCAGTTGGAAGTTGCGTTGAAATCAAATGGAAGAGAAGTTGCGGCATTAATAGCCGCTCAAACCGAGAACAATAGAATTTTGGAAGAAAGACAAGTGCTTTTGAATGAAGAGGCTATGTCAAGAGAACAAATTGCTAAGATCGAAAGAGAGCAAATGCGTAACTCAGGGGCTCAATTAGCAAACACGCAAGCTTTGATAGATGTAAGAAAACAGCAAATAGGAGTTCAAGATAAGTTTAAAAAATTGGAAGAAATGATGGTTGAGGAACAACTTAATGGTATCACCAATCAAGAAAAATATAACGGACTGTTACAGCGCCATGCATATCTTTCAAAAAGAATAACTGAGCTTCACCAAAAAGAAGTTAGCTATATAGGCGACGCCGCTAGGTTGGCTGATCGTGGTTTAGAATTAAGTAAGCAACAAGTGATGGTAAAAAGCAGACTTGGTGCAATAGAAAAAAAACTTTCGGATGATGCATCAAAGTATGCAAAAGCTGACGAACGAAAAGTAGAAATTGAAAATCAGATAAATACATTGCTTCAAAAAGGAAAAGCAATGCGTCAAGAAAAGAATGAGCTTGATGAAAAGAATGCAAAACTTCTTGAAAAGATAAATGATCTCACAGCAAAATGGACATTGCTAAATTTGTTGAAGATGGGATATGACCGTTTTGTTCAACTGGATAAAGCCGCAGAAAATTTTAGAAGAACAACTGGATTCACAAATACGCAGATGGTAGAATTGCGTAAGAATGTTGAATCAGTTAACAAAGACTTTGCTGCGCTTGGAGTCACTATCGAAAATGCATACAAAGCAGCACAAGCACTTACTGATGTATTTGGCAGAACATCTCTTGTTACAAAAGATGCCATAGAAAATATTGCATTGATGAGTGCAAATCTTGGTGTTGTTGAAGCCGATGCCGCCGAGGCATTGTCGATCTTCCAAGGAATGGGTGGCGCAACGCAGGAAGTTGCAATGAATACCATGATGGCTGGAGCCGCATTGTCTGAAAAGACAGGTGTACCATTCAGTAAAGTGATGGGAGATATTGCAAAATCGTCCGGTACTACTGCAATGCTTCTTGGAACTACGCCAAGTAAACTAATGAAGGCGGCGATTGCCGCCAGAGCACTTGGTACAGACCTTAATACAATCGCAGCACAACAGGAAAAACTGTTGAATTATTCTGATAGCATCAACAGTGAACTTGAAGCAAGTGCATTACTGGGCAGAAGTATTTCATTCCAAAGAGCAAGACAACTTGCATATGAAGGTAAAGTTGAAGAATCAGCAAAAGCCACACTTGATATGGTCAAGCAAGCTGGTGACTTCAATGAAATGAACATATATCAACGCAAGGCACTTGCTGCTGCGTCTGGTATGGAATTGAAGGATTTGACCAAGATGATGGCGGTCGAAGTGCAAAAGAATGAGATTAGAATGAAAGGAACGGATGAACAAAAGGAACAGCTTAAGATGCAAGAAGCTGAACTTGAAAAGCTTCGCAAAACAAATGATCTCACAAAGGACAGCGTGTTGGAAGAAAACAAGAAAGCAATTGCACAGGCAAAGAGTTGGTCAAAATACTTATACCAGCGTTCAAACTTCTTTCACTTGTTGTCAAAGGCATTGCACCAATCATAAAAGGAATGGTATATCCGTTCCAATATATAGCAGAGAAAATTTCAGAATGGACAGATGGTCTTGACGTTGCATTGAATACATCCAAAAAATTCAAAGAGTTTTTTGAAAACGATGTAGTAAAAGCTATATTAGGTATTGCTGGAGCCGGAATTTTATACAAGGTATTTTTTGGATCGGGCGGACCATTAAAATTGATGAGCATGTTGTCTACTCCATTCAAATATGCGAAAGACGCTATAAGTGGAATGATGGGCAAAGGTGCAGTAGATCCATCCAAAGGATTATCTGATATATCAAAGGGAGCGGAGAAAGTTCCATCAAAGTCTGGTGTTAAAGATTTTCTATCTGATCTTGCATCTGGCTTGAAAAAGATGGGAGATGGTAAAGTACTATTTGGTGCATTGAACTTGATACCTTCGTCAATTGGATTGATTGCAATGATACCAGCAGCAATTGGTATGGCGGCAATTGGTGTAACTGGAGGACTGTTTGCAGTTGGAGCCAAAGGATTGGCACAAGGTCTTTCTGCACTAGCAAATCCTAAAGTTCTACTTGGTACGCTTGCATTACTTGGAATTGGTGGAGCATTTGCACTGTTTGGTTTGGGTGCAAAACTTGTTGCCGATGCATTTGTATCAATCGCAGCAGTAATACCAGAAGCTATTGTTCCACTTACTCAACTTGCATTATTGTCTCCACTTCTTTATGTCGCGGCAGGTGGAATTGGAGCACTTGCTGTTGGATTGGGAGTTTTAGCAGCGGCAACAATTCCTGCAACAGTTGCTTCGGTGGGAATATACGTTATTGCAAAGTCCGTAGAAAAACTTGGAAACAGTTTTGAACAAGTATCCAAGAACACAATTTCGTTGGCAAAATCAATTCCTACTGTAATCAATCCTATAAAGCAATTTGCTTCAATAAACATGAAGGAAACTGCGGAAGGAATGATGATGTTGAGTAATTCACTTGCTTCGTTTGGTGTTGGGTCTGCGGTTGCCGGTATAGGTTCATTTGTTGGAAATTTCTTGGGAGGCGATCCTATAGCAAAAATGGAAAAACTAGCATCCATCAGCGACAGACTTAAAGATGCAGCATCAGCAATAAGTTCAATTGCGTCAGCGACTAGTAGATTTAGTGCAGTAGATAGTTTTGCAAAATCGGTAGGAGTGTTGGCCGACTCATTAAATAAACTCACAGATTCACTTGGCGACATAAAAACAGAAGAACTTGCCAAACTTTCTACAATAGCAGGCGCAACGGGTGCAAGAACAGAAGCAGCACCAGCCGCAACAACAATGTCCACAGAAGGTATAGAAGCAAAATTGGATAAATTAACTGAATTATTGGTAGGTGGTGCAGTCAAAGTATACATTGATGGAAAGAATGTAAGTGCTGTAGTCGCCAACACTGCGGGCAGATAATACTTATATGATATGATACAAGATGCTCCAATACCAAAGCCATTAAGTCCGATCCAAAGAATTACAGCGGACGAGCGTCTTGCAACGTTTCAAGCACAATCCAACAGTATATACAACAAGTATACTCCGTTTACAACATATAGCATAGGTCCATCACAGCCATTCATATACACAAAGATCAGCGACTCTACAATATTAAAGAACTTTACAAAGTATGACACATATGCTGCGCCGATTGGTTCAACGGCGAGAGATGTTAAGCGTATTGGACAATATTCAATATCAGGAAATGGAATACTATATCTTGGCAAACAGTTATATCTTCAGAAAGAAAATGCATTCAATGAAACCAGAATATACAATCCACTTAGTTTGCTAAAAGCAACAGCAAGACCTGCGTCACTTGGATTGATTGATTATCCACAAAGACATTTGGAAACAAGTGGTGGACTATTGAATTTCTTCAAGGACGCATTGCTAAGTACAATTGGTTTTGAGAATAAGGATTCGAAAACACCAACAATAGAAGGAACCGCCACTGGAAGAAATGGTCAAACTCCATATGCTTCTTATGTTGGTGCACATGGCGGAGCAAGAGCGGGTTTGATGCGACTTGGAACAGCATCAGCAGCAAGTTCAATTTTTGAATCAACATGGGTTACAAATCCAAGTCAAGGTAGTACAAATGGAGGATTTTTAGCAAACCTTGGAAGATCATTAGTTAACAAGCTTAAATCTCTTATACCAAGCACAAATCCACTAGGAGCATTTGGCGGAACAAGTTCAGAAGCATGGGAATTCAGACCAGAATACAAGAAGGGTAAAGATGGAATATATTACGCATTCTTGGCAGACAATTCTGGATTTATGACAGTGAATGCACCAGCATCTCAGCTGTTCTATAACGATAGAACATTTGCTTCTGCAAATGCCGCGCAAAGATCAACAGTAAAAATAGCCAGTGATTTTCACAAATATTATCCACAAAAACAAGCAGACGCAAGCAGCAGAGTTTGGTATGCGAACCCATCAAAAATTTCAGAAGACTCGGTTGGTATAACAGATGTTGATGGAAATAAGAACAACTTAAAAAGTCTTCATGAAAGAATGGTTAAGTCAATCAGTGCGTTCCAAAACCCAACAGCAAATCAGTTCAGAAGATCCGCAGAAAGATACAGCGAAGTAAAAGACTCAAAAGGAAACAAGTATCCAACATACAATGATATTCCAACTTATGGTGAAGAAAATAAGTATGAATTGAGAATTGAAAATATCAAAGGAGCAATACCAATACGTAAGAGAGGATTTTCTGAGGCAACTTCATTCGCCAATATTAGCAACGGAAAAACAACAGGCGAAGATTCATATAATACGTTGGAAGCAATAAGTGGAAAAAGAGACACCATACCAAAAGAACTACTTGATGCAGATCCAAATCAGTCGAAAGATTTGATATTTTTCTATTTCTATGATCTTATTAATGAAATGTATATTCCATTCAGAGCAACAATTAAAGGATTAAGCGACCAACATAATGCTGAATGGGAAGAAATTTCATATATTGGCAGAGCAGACAAGCTTTTCATGTACAAAGGATTTTCCAGAGATGTTAATTTTTCATTCACTGTATATGCAAACAGCGCCAAGGAAATGCTGCCAATGTGGGAAAGAATCAATTACTTGGTTGGATTAACAAGACCAAGCAAATACACTGCACTACCAAACAAGCCAATGACTGCAAAACAAAAACAAGAATTATTGGGTAATGCAACTGAAGCATTGAATTTGGCCAACGAGGTAGGTGACGTTGGTGGACAGGAAGCAGCAAACACCAGAATAGAAGAGTTGAACAAAATAAACTCGAATGAGACAACTGGTAGAGAAGGAAAGTTCATATATCCTCCAATGACCACATTCAGACTTGGAGACATGTACGTTGATCAACCTTGCATATTAAGCAGTGTTGGTGTTAATATTTCAGACGATGCAAATTGGGAATCTCTTCGCGCCGATGATTATTCATACATATACAAGCAATATAGCGATGACATAATTTCAAAGGGAACAAAGTCTCGCCAACTGCCATTGCAAGTTGATGTATCCGTCACATTAAAGATTCTTGAAAAGGCACTTTCACTAGGAAAGAATGCACACTTCGGAAAAACAGAATATGATTTCTCTGGAAATGAAACCAAGAGGTGGGTACTATGAACAGATATACTCCAACCAGCAACAATGTTTTCAATAGATATGATGGTAAAAGAGTGTTTAGAACTACTCGATATCCAAAAATACCATTCTACTACGACGACATATACATAATAGCAACAGAAACAGACTATTTAGATAGCATGGCACAGAAGTACTACAAAGATCCATCACTTTGGTGGATACTTGCTCAAGCCAATGGAATCAAAGGAACACTTAAAGCTCCAACAGGAAAACAAATGAGAGTACCACAGCGAGTGGATTTGATAGTCACAAATTTTACAAAAGCAAACGCAGTTTAAAATCGTTACATAATTTATGCCAGAACCATATAAATTTCCTTGGGGTCTAAAACCATTGGATCCAATGGTAGAGAAAGAATTTCAAAGAAGAGTCAAGGATTACAATTTGAATCCAACATCTTCTCCATCAGATTCTGCTCCATATTCAGGACCAAGAACAGCATGGATACGTGTGTTCTCAAATGGAATATCAAAGGACGACGAGGAAAATGGCACACCGAACGGATTTGTTTTGGGAGGAACGGAAGGGTTTGACGAGAGTTATGGATTTGCTCCTTCTGCATATGATATGGAAGCAACAGATGGTAAGGTAACAATCGGCGTGGACTGTTGGGGAGATAAGCACGAAATATCAGCAACGCCTACCGACCCATCGTTGGGAGTTGGTTCTGATACACCACACAGACCACCACCATCTGTCGTATCATTGGAAACAGAATTTTCTGGCGGAAACAACTCTGGTTTCAACGCCACATGCAGAAAAACAAAAATTTCATGGAAGTGCTACTCGCTTTCACAACTTGAATATCTCACACCATATTTTCTTACACCAAGAATAACTATATTGGCAGAATGGGGATGGAACAATTATGATCCTTCATCGCTTGTTGATCTTACATCCACAGAAACACTATACAAGATATTCAAGGGTGACAAAGAAGAAATAGATAACAGAATAAGAAGATCGCATGGCAATTATGACTTGGCACTTGGATTCATAACTGATTATGGATATACCATGAATGACTTTGGTGGATTTGATGGATATACCACAATAACTAATGCGAATTATTTGGTCGAAGGAAAATCTTATCAAAATCGCCAAGATTCAAAACAGGACAATACAAATCCATCTGCCTCATTAAAACTTAAAGACTTCAAGGAATTTGTGTTTGAGGACATGGACAATCTCACAATTAAGAACACAAACGCAAGAACAGTCCGAGTTGAGAATCCAAGATATTCTGGTCCATATGGGGGAAACATCTACGGAGGAAACTATAGTCCAACATATACAGAAGAGCGAGATGCATCAACTGACATAAAAATAAACACAAAATACAAAGTATTTAAAAACGACGATGATCAATGGATGCGAATGGATTTGGTTGCGGAAATAATAAATCAATTTTTCTCAATCAAGTTTTTGGATTCAAACAACAAGGAAGTTGATGTGGCGGCTGGAGTTCTTGATATAAGAGAAGTTCCAATATGCGCACACCCTGCCATAAAATCAACCAATAGAAACTTCATTATACCAAATAAATTTGCTCCAAGGTTTGTGTCAAAATCGGATAGTACAAAAGACGATTCGTTGGTTGATAAAGAAGCAAGAAGACTGAGCGACATAAAGCAGGTTGGGTCAATTTCAACCACGCAAAATCCATCGCCAAATGGAGAGTATGCAAAACTATTCCCAGATATATTAAAAGTAATAGAGGAAAATAAATTGGATGACACGTTTGACAATTTGGTTTCCGCGCTCAACACGGGAGGAGCCAGAACAAAATATGGATCATTCCCACAGTTCAAGGACTATGAGGACAATGTAAATAACAAAGGATATCCAAAAGCTGGATATTGGGGATATTTGGAAGATGTGTTTGTTTCAGTAAAATACTTCAAAGGTTTGGTTGAAAAGCACGAAACAGTCCTTCGACTGATTGAAGAGTTGTTACAAGGTATATCCGAGTGCATGTGCAATATAGCACAGCTACAATTGAAGCCAGATACAGTGGGCAATGTGAGAAAGTTTGTCATTGATAACAATTTTACTCCAATTGGTGACGACAGAAGCGCGGAAAAACTTCCAAGATTTGTATTGAATGCAACAAACAATGCATTCATGAAGAGCAATTCCATCACCATAAAGATCAGCACGGATATGATGAATCAGATGGTGATGCAAAGCGCAAATCAAAAACAAATACCATCAGAATATGGCACAGCCACATACGATCCAAAGAGCATGAAATATAGCGTGTTTCAACGCGGAGATAGAATGTTTAACTGTGGTGTATTTACTCCAAAACAAATACAAGATTCAAATTCTTCCACAGACAATGGTAAAGGAAAATTCACCAGAATGTTTACAGAACAAAACCCAGATTTATATGTGTATATTTACAACCCGACCAAGAAAGGACAAAACTTTTTGGAAAGAACAGTGGGAACAGGAACAGATTCTGATGAAGCAAATCAGGTGTATATACTCACGGAAACAAATTCAAATTTCTTGAAAACTATTTTGCTTGATATGAAGAATGCAAGTAAAGCTGTTTATACCAACAATGGAATCATGCCGGGCACAGATTTCAAGATGGAATTTTTGGGATTGTCGGGTATAACATTTCTTTCGCAGTTCACATTAGATCATGTGCCAAGAACATACAGCTACAAAAATGCCGTGTGGCAAATATCAGATGTAAGACATAGAGTGGAAAATAAGATATGGACAACCAGCATAACCGCTCAAGCCAGACCGTTCATAACAATAAATGAAAAGGTATGAAATATAACGACAAAATAGTTGGAGAATATGGAACGTTTGTTGATTTGAATGGAGAATATCCACTCCCATCAAAACCTTTGCCAAACAAAAATGATTATGACAAGGGTATATTTATGCGAGCATTTTCAAAAAGAATAAATGGCAACATCATAAATGAAGTGAGTATGGAACAGGCAAATCGTTTGAACTCTGAACTTTACAAAGTAGTGGTGGCAAAATGGACCATATCAGGACCAAGAGAAAATAGAATTATAAATGGAATACTTGAATATGGTGTAAAACAATCAAACAAATACGAGATTGAGCGCATAATAAAAGAAGAAGAAATTGATCTTTCAAAAGTGCTTAATAATCATCTTGAATATTGGCGAGGACATTGAGTTCTTGACTTTTTAGGAAGTGTTCATCAATATGTGAACGTGCATATTGTAGAAACACAAGACGAGCTTATTTTGATGTGTAGTCACATTGGCAGCGATGCTTTTGTGATGGATGCTGTTTGTGTTGATCATGAAAAGCATGCCCAAAACAACAATATAAGTTTATTGATGTTTTACTTCATGTCTTCCAAGAGTTTATGGTGTTTACCACTTCATCACAACGAGACACTTCCTATTGCCAATTCACTGAGCAAGGTCAAGGATCATCTCAAATTCTCTATTCACAACAAGTTTGTTTTTGACAAGAAATCAGTCATACAACTATTTGATGATGACTATGATTTCATTGATATAAGCATTCTCAAGTATCTTGATGAGGGAATTATTGACCAAAAGCAACACGAAACAAACGCGCATATTTTTATTCGATCAAACTTTAGAAATGTATCAAATATAAATGCTTGCACTCCAATCTACAAGCATATCAGAGCATTCAGTGAAAAGATAAACAACCTTGGTAAGATAAACAATGAAATGATTCGCGACGATGGTTTCAAGTTTGTCAATAACACCATGACAAAGTGCTTTGCCAAATTGGAGAATGTTGGACTGTGCGTGAATGAAAACTTCACTGAAGAATTTGGAAATGATCAGACCAAACATATCAAAAACAATCTTGTGTTCTCTCAATATAATCTTCTCACCAGCACTGGCAGACCAAGTAATAGATTTGGTGGAGTAAATTATGCGGCGCTGAATAAGAATGATGGCAGCAGAGAATGTTTTATCAGCAGACACAAAAGCAACGGCATGCTTGTGATGATGGATTATAATGCATTTCATCCAAGACTAATTGCTCATCTTGTTAATTTCAACATGAGTGCCGAGGAAAATCCATATGCATACTTGGCCAAATATTTCTTCAACAAGAAAGAAGCAAATGATGAAGATATTGCCGTTGCCAAAGGATTTACATTCACACAGCTATACGGCGGCATAGACAAGAAATGGCTGCATATTCCATACTTCTCAAAGATCCAAGAATATATTGATCATCGTTGGAAATTCTTTGAGCAAAATGGATATATTGAGACGCCAAAATACAAGAGAAAAATCAAGGAATGTCATATTCCAGACGCCAATCCAAGCAAGCTGTTCAATTATATTCTACAGGCATTTGAAACAGAAACAGCCGTGGAAGTTCTTGGAGACATTCTGTCTGAACTAAATGGCAAGAAAACACAGCCAATATTGTACACATATGACAGCATCCTTTTTGACGCTCACAAAGCAGACAAGATGGATACAATCAAAAAGCTGAAAAACATAATGGAACGAGGCAAGTTTCCTGTCAAAATATATGTAGGAAACAACTACAAGGATATGAAGCAAATATCCATACCTTAATATTTATAATAAGCATATATATCACTGTAGGTTTGTGATATATGATGATATTTATATATTATGGATAAAAGCAAGATTATAGATGAAATATTAATGGAGTGGGCGATGCGTTCGCCAGATGGTCTTGTGGGTGGGCATGACACGCCAGAAAACATGGCGGTGCTGAATGAGATATTGGCCGAAAAGGGTGCATTGAGTGCCGCCGAAAAAAATATAACAGGTATAAATCCTTTTCAAAGCAATTTAGAAAAAAGTACAATGTCGCTGTCTCAACAAGAAAAAGATACACTAAATCCATTGGATATAAAGTATTTTGAAAAAGTTGGACCGAGATATATTGCAAGAAAAGATCATCCCATAAAAAATTATGCGGGATCAGCAAGATACAGCGACTTGGCGCAAATGGAAAAAGTACTTAAAAAAGTATTTCCAAACACAAAAGTTGAGCCAGCAATTGAAAAATTTGAATTAAAAAACAAATATAGCAAACCCGAGTGGTCATTGGAGTATTTAGAGAATGTAAAAAGTTTCAATAGACCATCTGCGATAGGAATTTTAAGCGCGTTGGACCAATTAAGTAAAGAAGATAAAGAAGAATTTTTAGATTTAAAATTTGATAGACTTGATGCAAATGAAGCAGTTACATTTTTAAATAGAAAAGGCCCAAGTTATACGAAATTTTTAAAAGCACTGGATGCCTCTAGAAAAGCCAAAGCGAAAGACGGCGATCCAGATGAGGGAGAGGCAAGCGGTTCAAAGGCAGGACGAGGAGAATTCATTATGACACTCTTGATAAAAGGAGCGGAGTCGGCGGGAATTGCCTCCGGTGATATTATTTTAAATGACGGTAGAAGTATAGAAGTCAAAGAAACCGATGATGTGGGAGAATCATTTAGAGCAACCCGTGCATCGTTTGGTGGACAATTTAATAATATTCCTTATGTCGCTGCGGTGAGCGAACTCATTGCTTTTTGTTCTGGAAATAAAGAGAGAGCAGATGCACTGATTGAACTCACAGAAAAAGCCGGTATAGTTGATGGTACTGGATCTGGAACTGGTAAGAAAAGAAAAGAGCTTAGTTATTTAAAAATATTTTTCACAAACCCTAGTATAGAATCTATCAATACTTCTATTGTTTATGGTCTCGAAAAGCTTGGTGCGCATATTCGCAATATTAACAAAGAAGAAGCAGAAAACCAAATAATGGCACCCGACAAAGTGGAGTTTGATGTAAAAAACCAAACCAACGTACTGAAGGTAACAGATGTTGATCCTAATTTAATAGATAAAGTACAAAACCCACCGGCAAAACCAGAAACAGTCACTATAAAAGTTTCTTCTATAGAAAAAGAAAAAAAGAGAGCAGAATTGATAATACCGCAAATAAAAAAACTTAAATTTTTTAAATATGAAAAAACTTCTATGAAAGAAGTCTTTACTCCCGAAAATATTGCAAAAAGCATGTTTGAGGCAATGAGTAAGCCACCGGGACACTATACGGGTGGTATTATATTTTACAATAGTAATAATGGAAAATTTACATACGAAGAAGACCTCACGAACTTTAAACACGGTCAATATTATTTTCAAAGCTATCAACAAACGGGTCCAAAGTTCACAAAGAAGGAACCGGATAAAATTAAATCATGAAAAGAACATTATTTGAAACAATAATAGAAGATTTAGAATGCACAAAAATTGAATCGGGAGTTTTTGATGCATACAATCCAGATCATCTCGCTATGCTTGTAGAAAGCATGGTTAATTTGGGAGTATCCGAGGAGCAGGTGGAGGAGCAATTGCAATCTGCAATGGAAGAAGGAAAATACCCGGAGCGCCAAGCATACAATAAAGAAGGATGGCTTGTTACGTTTCCATCTAAAGAATATCGCGATGCTGCAATCAAGAAAAGAACACATTTTAGTTCAGACCCAACACATGGAAAAGGTGGAATGAATTTGTATTATAAGAAAAAAGGAAAGCAAAAGCGCCAAAAAGCACAAGTTACAACAACAACGCAATCACAGGGCGAAAAACCAACAGCAGCGGCTCCACAACAAAAGACTCAAGTACAGCCACAAGCAGTAAAACAAACAGAACCGACAAAAAGTACAGCAACACCACAACAAAAAGAACCAGAAGACACAGAAGATCTTGATTTTGATTCAAGAGATGATGATTTGGAAAGATATATCGCCGCAAAGTCTGGTGGCAAATTCAAATCAAAGTATTCACAGCCTACACAAACAACACAACCTTCTACGGAACCATCAAAACCAGCCACAGCACCCGCAATCGACGTTCCTGTTGTAACTGCTCCACCGAAACAATATTCTGAAGTATCGAAGAAGTTTGCATCACAAAAGCGTTGGGTTCCTACTCCATATGATGAATATCATGATGCTGAAGGAAATGTTGTTGCTGTGGTTGGATTGAGTGGAGAAATTGTTCCTGTCAAAAACACTGACAGAGAAGAGTACAAAATTTTTGCTGAAAAGAATATGCCACTATGATTTATGGTTGAGCATAATACACAGTTGTTATGTACTTTTTCAAAAAAGGACATGTATCAGGAAGAGATAGAATCCATCTCTGATTATTATCAGATTGTTGATGGAAAAGTGTATGTGCTTGAAAGCAAATCAAATTCATATGACATATTTCTTACCTATAATGTGGTAAAGAATGGCGGACAATTTTATCCCAACACAATTTCAGTTCATCGTAAAAAAGAGTTTAACATCATATACAGCATAAATGCATTGAATGGACTGATACTGCACGAGAATAATGGAGTACAATCATCAACTCATAAGATAGCTTGGGAAAATTACAGCAATTGTTTTATATCAGCAAGAGATGGTAAAGTGAAAATCACGCCAACAAAATTGCTGAAAATATATCGTATAAATTAGCATATATACTTGACGGATTGTTTGTGGTCGTTATAGTTATATCCGAATTAACGAATGACTAATTAACGATTGAAAAATGAACATCACGTTTATTATAGATTGACGATTAGCATTTTTTGGTTCATAGTATTCAACATTGACCGAGTTGAGTACTTTCAAATTGGTCAAACAACATTAAACATTAACGAATAAAAAATTATGCCATTAGATCTAAACAAAATTAAGAGTCGTCTTGATACACTCAAGAACAACACTACCAAGTCCACTGCTCTGTGGAAACCGCAAGGCAAACAAACGATCCGTATTGTTCCTTACGCTCACAATCCTGAAAATCCGTTCATTGAACTGCTTTTCCATTATAACATGAACGGAAAGACATATTTGTCCCCGTCTTCATTTGGTCGTCCTGATCCTATTGTTGAGTTTGCCAACAAACTTAAGAAGAGTGGATCCAAGGATGATTGGAAGCAAGGTCGTGCGCTAGAGCCCAAGCTTCGCACATATGTTCCTATTCTTGTTCGCGGACAAGAATCCGAGGGTGTGAAGTTCTGGGGCATGGGCAAGCAGGTCTATCAGGAACTGCTCGCAATCATCGCTGATCCCGATTACGGTGATATCACTGATCTAAAGACTGGACGCGACATCACTGTCGAGTTCAAGACTGCGGAGGAAACTGGAAAGAGCTTTCCTGAGACCACAATCCGCGTCAAGCCCAACACCAGCATTGCATTCGATCCGAGTGACAACGCGGTGAAGGAAAAGGTCAAGAATCAGAAGAACGTTACGGAACTGTTCCCTGAATTGACTTACGAGGAACTTGCTGCCGTGATGGATACTTGGCTGAATGCATCTGAAGCAAATCCCGACGGTGAAGCTGCTCCAGAAACTACTGAGACAACTGAAACTGCCGAGGAAACAGCAAAGCCTGTTCAGAGCGCAACGGCAAAGGCGGCTATCAAGCCAGCCAACTCCAGCAAGGCAATTGCTGACGAATTCAACGACTTATTCAACTCGTAAGAGTTGGATGTTGGTGAAATGATTAAGTGGGGTGTGCCGCGTGGGTGCGCGGCACACCTTTAATCTCAACTATAAACATTATGGAAAAAGAAAAAAAGAAAAAGTCTGTTGAAGTAGAATTGACTTCTGGTAGAGATGAATTGGCGGAATCTATTGCTGAATCACTGAATAAAAACAGCGATGGCAAGGTTGCGTTTTTTCTTGATGCCGAAGATGATCCTTCACAAATCACTGATTGGGTTTCAACTGGCAATAGCTTGGTTGATCTTACAATCGCCAATCGTCCTAATGGAGGATTGCCTGTTGGTCGTATCACCGAACTAACTGGACTAGAAGCATCTGGTAAAAGCCTTATGGGCGCACATCTTCTTGCTGAAACACAACGTAAAGGAGGGTTGGCGGTATTTATTGACACTGAAACATCTGTGTCTACTGACTTCCTTACTGCGATTGGAGTTGATGTACCAAAGATGATGTATATCAATGTGGACACGGTCGAGGATGTCTTTGACAAAGTTGAAGAGATCATTGCTCTTGTTCGCAAAGCAAACAAGAATCGTCTTGTTACAATTCTTGTTGACTCTGTTGCTGCCGCTTCTACAAAGAAGGAATTGGCCAGCGATCATGGTGCCGATGGTTATGCCACAGGCAAAGCAATCGCCATCAGCAAGGCGATGAGAAAAGTCACAGGCTTGATTGCAAAACAGCGCATTTGCTTGTGCTTTACCAATCAGCTTCGTCAAAAGGTTGGATTCGTTGGCTTGGGTGACCCTTGGACCACCAGTGGCGGAAAGGCAATTGCATTTCACGCATCACTACGTCTACGTCTACAGCAAATGAATCAAATCAAGAACGCGGACAAGCAGACGGTTGGTATTCGTACAAAGTGCAAGGTTGTTAAGAATCGTATGGGACCACCTATGCGCTCTGTTGAATTCGATATCTACTTTGATCGTGGTATCGACAACTATAGCAATTGGTTGGAACATCTGATTGAGTGGGACATTGTAACCAACGCCAAGAAGGTCAAGAGTGACTCCAAGAAGACAAAGAAGCAGTTGGAAGATGAAAAAGAAGAGGATAAGAAGGCAAAGAGTCTTCAATTCATCATGCCTGTTGAGGGTAAAGAACCCGAAACAATCGTGTTTGAAAAGAGGGATCTGCCTAAGTTACTGAAGGATCGTCCTGAGTGCCGTGAATATCTTTATGGCAAACTGTGTGAAAACTTCGTAATGAAATACAAGGCTCCAGACTCCGAGATTGCGGACGACATTGAATATGACGACGCATCCGAAGGCTCTGACGAATAAAAAATGATCGTGTGGAGTGAAATACCTCCACACGGTTATCATATACATGCAAGAAGAAACCAAAAAGAAATTTTCATCTATATTTTCGCAGATTAAAGCGGAGCATGCTTCCTTGCCTGTGAATACAAAGAAGGACAAAAACAGTGATGTTCTTGTTGTTGATGGAACAAATAATTTCATTCGTTGTTGGACTGTGGTTCCAACATTGAGTGATAATGGTGATCATGTTGGTGGAGTTTCTGGTTTCTTGAGTAGTCTTGGTTATGCAATAAAATTATTGCGTCCAACCAGAGTCATTATTGTATTTGATGGCAAGGGTGGTAGTGAGAGACGCAGAAAATTATATCCACAATACAAGGAAGGACGCAAGGTGATGAAGCGTCTTAATCGTGCATACGAAGAAATGTCTGACACTGAAACAGAGCAAAAATCAGTGGTTGAACAAATGGGTAAACTTGTATCATTCCTACAAGAACTTCCTGTGAGTGTAATTTCAATTGATCATATTGAAGCCGACGATGCTATTGCATATATTGCCACACAAATGTATAAAGATGGCCGAGTTACCATTATGAGTGGCGATAAAGATTTCATGCAGCTAGTAAATGACCGTGTTCAGATTTGGAGTCCAATCAAGAAGAAGGTGTATGGAATTGCTGATGTAATCAACGAGTATGGTATTCATCCTACCAATTTCATATACTATCGTATCCTTGAAGGCGATTCTTCGGATAATATTGATGGTGTAAAAGGAATTGGATTAAAGACTGCGATCAAGAATTTTCCTATGCTTACTGAAGCAGAAGAAACATCTGTGGAAAAAATATTGTTGCGTGCAAAGGATTGTGTAAATGAAAAGAAGGCATATGCATCTGTTGTTGAACATGCCGAGATTGTTCAAAGAAATTATACACTAATGCAACTGAAGAACCCAGATTTTTCTCCTTCTCTTCAATTGAAGATACAAGAAAACACAGAGCATATTTATGCTTTCAATAAATTTCATTTCATCCAGAAACTGACCACACATGGAATGCACTCCAGTATTCCTAATTTTCATGTATGGCTTCAGGAGGTATTTTATCCGTTGTCGGTTTTTGCAGCATCTTAAATGTTTCAATATTTAATCGTTGACGGAACGACAACAGTCGTGTAACTTCTTATTCACTTAATCATATGGCACCAGTAATCATAGACAACTTACATAAGTTTGGCTTGGATTTTCAAGTCAAAATCATCGCGAGCATTCTCACGGATAAATCATTCCTTGAGCGTGTGGTAGATATCATTGAAGTGGAGGCATTTGAAAATTCCGCCCATCAATGGATCCTCAAAGAAATCATTCATTACCAGAATGATTATAAGGAGTTGCCTACCATGCAAGTGTTCAAGGTTCGCGTGGACACCATTGAAAATGCCGAATTAAAGGAATCTGTAACTGAACAACTTCGTCGTGTATACAACAAGGTCAGTGAAACAGATCTTCAGTTTGTACGCGAACAGTTCCTTGAATTTTGCAAAAATCAAAAGCTCAAGGGTGCCATTATGGAGTCAGTTGACCATCTTCAGTCTGGTCAATATGATAGAATTAAAGCACTGATTGATCGTGCTATGAAAGCTGGTATGGAACGCAATCTTGGCCACAACTATCACAAAGAGGTTGCTGGACGCATGAGTGAAATGTGCCGCAAAACAATTTCGACTGGGTGGGAAGTTGTTGATTCGCTCATGGACGGAGGTCTTGGGCCGGGAGAACTTGGAATTGTTGTTGCTCCTGCTGGTATCGGCAAGTCTTGGCTACTTTGCAGTCTTGGTGCAAAAGCAATGAAGCAGGGCAAAAATATTGCTCATTTTACACTTGAGCTTAATGAAAATTATGTTGGTCTACGCTATGACTGCTGCTTTACTGGAATTGATTTTCAGGAAATCAAACATCGTCAAAATGATGTTGAAGAAGCAATCAAGAAGATGACAAGAAGATGTTGTTCAAGCTCACAACATCGCAGATTCATATCGTAAGATCATGACTGCTGATTTTGTTATCAGTGTTTCTCGTAATACAAATGACAAAGCGAACAATACTGCTCGCTGTCATGTGATCAAGAACAGATTTGGTCCAGATGGTATCACTTTGTATGCACGAATGGACACCAGTAAGGGTCAAATTGAATTGTATGATTCAAAATCTTCAGAGTCGATGCAAATTCAAGCAGAAATGCAGGACTCAGACAACAGTGTGAAGAATACATTAAGAAGTAAATGGAATGCTAGTCGCCAAAAGGAAAATGGCGAAAACGCATATTTGTGAGAAAATTTTCTAAAATTTTTTTACAAGATTTATTTTTTATATAAAGTATTTATTCGTCACACAACTAACCGAACGGGAGAGACTTTTATGACCATATTTGATGAGCAAATTGCCAGAAAACCAAATCGCTATCCTTGGGCACAAGAATATATTGATGCTATGTGGGCTGGACATTGGACTCCAAACGAGTTTACATTCACGAGCGATCTTCAGCAATATAAAACAGAGCTATCTCCACAAGAGCAAGTCATCATCAAGAATGCATTAAGCGCGATTGGTCAAATTGAAATCTCAGTAAAGAAGTTTTGGACTAAACTTGGTGACACTTTGCCACATCCTGCACTCAGTGATCTTGGAATCACTATGGGAAACATTGAAGTGATTCACAACAATGCGTATGAAAAACTTCTTGATGTGCTTCAAATGCAGGATGTGTTTGAAGAAAATCTTAAGTTGGATATTATTCAAGGCCGTGTAAAGTATCTTCGTAAATATTTGGATAAGGTATATACGGACAATCGTAAGCAGTATATATACTCGCTTATTCTTTTTACACTATACGTCGAGAATGTGTCTCTATTCAGCCAATTTTACATTATTAATTGGTTTAATCGTTACAAGGGGCTATTAAAGGATACAGCACAGCAAGTCGCATATACAGCTAAAGAAGAAACATTGCATGGTCTTGCTGGTGTAAAAATCGTAAATACTATTCGTGAAGAACTACCAGAACTATTTGATGAAGAACTTGAGGCAAAAATTATTCACGAGGCTGCTGAATCATACAAAGCAGAATGCAAATTGATTGATTGGATGATTGGCGACTATTCTGACGAAAAAATCAATGCAGATATTCTCAAGGGATATGTACAGCGTCGTCTAAATGATTCGCTTGAAATGATCGGATTCAAGAAAATTTTTGATGTTGATCCATCAATTATTGAGTTGACTACTTGGATGGATGAAGATGTAATGGGTAATACTATGACAGATTTCTTTCACAAGAGACCTGTTGAATATGCTAAAAAGACACAATCAATTCAAGCCGACGATCTATTTTAAATTATGAGCAAGGATATATACTGGTTAAACAAGGACAGCATTACTTTCTTGGAAAGAGGTTATCTTCCCAAGGGTCAAACTGCTATTGAAAGAATTCATGAAATTGCCAAAGCTGCGGAAAAAATCTTAAAGAAAAAAGGATTTGCCGAAAAGTTTGAAGCTTATATGCACAAGGGGTGGTATAGTTTGTCATCTCCCGTATGGGCAAACTTTGGTAATGGGCGTGGTTTATCTATCTCTTGCAATGGTTCGTATATATCGGACACAATGAATAGTATTTTGGAAAAGACTGCCGAAGTTGGCATGCTTACCAAGTATGGAGCAGGAACATCTGGTTATTTTGGCGATCTTCGTGCCCGTGGAACTCCGATCAGTGTGGGTGGAACAAGTTCTGGTCCTGTTCATTTCATGGAAATGTTTGATAGTGTTACCCGTGTCGTATCACAATCAAATGTTCGTCGTGGAAGTTTTGCTGCATATCTTCCTATTGACCATCCTGATATCATGGAGTTTCTTGGAATACGTGAAGAAGGTCATGCTATTCAAGACTTGAGTATTGGCGTGTGTGTCAATAACAAGTTCATGAAGAAGATGATTGACGGCGACAAGGATGCTCGCGCTGTTTGGGCAAAGGTATTAAAGAAGCGGTTTGAATCTGGCTATCCATACATTTTCTTCAGCGACAATGTAAATGATAATTCTCCTCAAGCATACAAGGACAAGAAGATGAAGATACATGCTTCCAATCTTTGCTCTGAAATCTGCTTGAGTTCATCGCCAGATGAAACATTTGTGTGTAACCTATCATCTATGAATCTTCTTCATTATGATGATTGGAAGACAACAGACGCTGTTGAGACACTTACATACTTTCTTGATGCAGTAATGGAAGATTATATTCACGCAACTGAGAGTATTCCATTCTTAAAGGCTGCTCATAATTTCGCCAAGAATCAAAGAGCACTTGGTATTGGAGTATTGGGCTGGCATTCATATCTACAAAGCAAGATGATTGCTTTTGAAAGTATGGAAGCCAAGATGCTTAATACACAAATTCATCGCACCATCCGCGATAAGAGTTATGCAGCAAGTAAGGAAATGGCAAAGGAATATGGCGAGCCAGCACTGCTAAAGGGATATGGTATGAGAAATGTAACTACAATGGCCATTGCTCCCACAACAAGTAGTTCATTTATTCTTGGTCAAGTATCTCCAAGTGTTGAACCACTTAACAGCAATTATTACACGAAGGATCTTGCCAAAGGAAAATTCACATATCGCAATCCATATCTTGAAGCTGTATTGGAAAAACATAACAAGAACAATCAAGAAGTATGGAAGAGCATTCTTATCAAGGGAGGCTCTGTTCAACATCTTGAATTCCTAAGTGATCACGAGAAAGAAGTGTTCAAGACCTTTGGTGAAATTTCTCAAAAGGAAATCATCATTCAAGCGGCTGCACGCCAGAAATATATTGATCAAGGCCAATCTATCAACCTTATGATTCATCCAAAGGTTCCCGTCAAAGATGTAAATCAACTCCTAATATTCGCATGGGAACAGGGCGTAAAGTGTCTCTATTATCAGCGCGGAACAAATCCAGCCCAAGAACTAGGACGTAGTATTCTTGAGTGCAAGAGTTGTGAAGCATAAGACAACTTATAAAAACAAAACAAACCACCGATAATACGGTGGTTTTTTATTGCCGTTTACTATTTATATATTAAAGCGTATATACACCATTATGAATAGAGAAAATCTTAAAAAAGCTATCAAGAAAATTGTACTGCAAGAAATCACCAATAACCAACTTGGTGTTCCTACTCAAATAGACAAGAAGGATCCTATTGGAGAAAAAGAATTGGCCAAAGCATTGGGAAAAGATGCTCATGTAAGTAAAATACATGGAACAGGAAAAACAGCAGGAATCACAGATAAACAAGTTGTTCAGCTGAGTAAAAATTGCGATCATTGCTATGATGTTGTATCAGTAACAAATGAGTCTGAACGTAAAATTGCCCGTGGAGTTTCGTTGGAAGACGCGATGGAACTTGTTAAGCAACACGCAGAAAGTTCTGAAAAAACATATGTTCAAAAAGCATATGACAAGACATCACAAGGACATGGATTGAAAGCGGAAAAGAAAGAAGAAAAATCAGAAGCAGATAAAATGGATGACGCAGACGAAGAAAAACAAGTCGATATTGCTGATGATACAACAGTAAAAGCTGACGAAAAATCAGATAAAGAAAATGCCCCAATCAACAAAGATGTTGCTCCATCAATGGGTGGAGATCTTGTTGACAAAATTGAAAAGATTATTGACAAAGTACTTAAAGATAAAACAAAAGCTGATGCAAAGTCTGCATATCTAAAACACGATACAGACACAGAAAGTCCAAATAAATTGATAACAAAGCTAAAAGATACTCCTGCTTTGAAAGAAAAAAAGTCATAATGAAACCCATCAAACTAAAGGACATTCTTGCTGAAGTATATAGCAGAAGACCACGCGGGGGGTACCAAGTAGATGCGGAGTTCACAACAGAGGTCAGTATAGATCTAACCAAACTGGATAAGAGTAAAGTTCAAGTTGATGTATCTACTTTAGGATATACAATACAAGAAGATGTTGATGTCGAAGTATTTGTACAAGGATCATATGACGACGCCAGATTTGATTATGAATATGGAAGTGAACGCGGAACTTACGACCCCGGAAGCGGTTACGTTGCAGAAAAATTTGAAATTGTTGTAGCATCCGACAGTACAGATGATGGTGAAAAAACCGGTCAACTTGTGTTAAAAGCAGGTACAATTATTCCCGAGGAAGCTGTTGTAAATATACAGCGTTTATATGATACTGCCGACAGTGAATTAAATTCTCAAAATTGATTTGCTAAACAAACCCCGCAAAAAAGCGGGGTTTTTTATTGACTTTGTATAAAAAGTGTTCATATTGAGTACATATGAATAAGACCAAAAAGATTTATATGACCACTGATATCAAGAATACAGTCGATACTGCGGCTCAGATCAAGCCCAAGAAGTTGTTTCTTAAAGATCTGAAGTGGCGATATCTTGTTCGTAGCGCATTGCGCGGAAAGAATATCATCATCATTGGTCCATCTGGATCTGGAAAAACATTTGCTGTACAATCGCTTGTAGATGCGTTGGATATTCGCGACAAATATTTCTATATCAATATGGGTGCGACGCAAGACCCACGCGCTGCACTTATTGGTAATACTCATTTCAATAAAGAATCTGGTACACTGTTTGATGAATCTCCTTTTGTAAAAGCACTTCGTACTCCAAATAGCATCATTCACTTAGATGAACTTTCTCGTGCTCACCCTGATGCTTGGAATATTCTTCTTACTCCCCTTGATTATATTCAACGATATCTTCGTCTCGATGAAAAGCTTGGCAGTGAAAAAGTTCAAGTGGCGGAAGGAGTTTGTTTTGTTGCCACTGCAAATGTGGGTAATGAATATACTGCAACTCGCGTGATGGACAAAGCTTTGCTTGATCGTTTCACCGTTAAGATTGAAATGGATATCTTGAATCAAAATTCCGAGATAGAATTCATCAAGGAGCACTGTCCCGACGCTGACATGAATATTATGTTGTCGATTATTGAAATCGCAGCGGCCACAAGAGAATTTACCCATCAGGGTAAGCTTTCCAAATTCTTGTCTACACGCAGTGTAAAAGAAATGGCGGAACTTACCATTGATGGATTCAATCTTATTGAACTTGCCGAGATGATCATCTATCCTGATTATCCAGATGACGGTGGAATTGATAGCGAGAGAACAATGGTTAAACAAATTGTTCAGAAATATGTTGCAGCCGAAGGAAAGTCTGATGCACTGTATGGTAATCAAAACGCCAATCGATATGCCGATCAACCTCCGTTCTAATACATGAAGGAAAAATACACAGAATATTCCAAGTTTTGGCTTGGAGAAGAATTTGCTTCGGAGAAGCTTGATGCGGACGATACATACGGTCTACTTAAGCTATCTGCATATCGTAGAGCGATTGGAAATTTTGTGTATATTCTTACGGGGAAAAATATTCCTGTAAGATTTGCCGAGAAGTCAACTTCTATGACCGACGGTAAGGTTGTTTATATCGGCGGAGAACTGGCTAAGGGACAGTTTGATCCTACAGTGGGTCTTGCTTTGCATGAAGCATCTCATATTGTAAAGTCCGATTTTAGTCTGATCAAAACTATTTGGGGCAAGCTTCCGAAGAAAATTAATGAAGCTGCAAATGGAAAATTAACATATAATGAACTTTCTGAACTTTGCAAATTTGTTCTCAATGTAGTGGAAGATCGATATATTGATGCTTGGGCATATTCTACTGCGCCGGGATATCGTGGATACTACGATGCATTATATGATCGCTATTTTAATATTCCTGATATTGGTCATGGACTGAAGTCCCAGTCATACCGCACACCAACAATAAAAAACTACAAGTTTCGTTTCACAAACCTTGTAAATAAGAATACTGATTTAGATGCACTTCCGAGATTGCGAAAGATCGCAGATATGCTCGACCTACAAAACATTCTTCGCAACGAAATGTCTACACCTCAAAAACGTTTAGACATTTCGTTCGATATTGCCTGTGAAATTATTTCAAGTGTGGTTAATGATAAACAGGAACAAAAAGAAGATAATACTTCCGAAGAAAAGTCATCTGATAATAGTGATTCTTCCGACGATCAATCTAATACTGAAAGCACGGACAATGATTCTGTGGACGACATCTTGGGTGGAAAAGAAGGGTCGTCTGTTCAAAAAGAAGAATCCAAGGAAGAAAATTTAGAGGATGAAGATTCTGACTTGTCCAAGAACAAGAAAGATAAAATTGAAAAACTGATCAAGAAACAGGAAGATCTGATTAATAGAACCAATATCAAGGCTCCGTTTGATATCAAAACTCTGAACAAGTTACAAGCTTTGGAAAAGAGTGGAGTCAATCTTGTTCCTGTTGGTAGAGAAGAAGGTGTGCCTTCCGTCGATTGCATTGTAGTGAATAATCTTACCAAGGAACTCATGGAAAGCACAGACTTTCCATACAAGTCAGATTTCAAGATTACTGCTGAAAATCCTCTTTCGTCAAGAGGCGTCCGCGAAGGAGTTGTGCTGGGATCAATGCTTGGTCGTCGTCTGCAAATCAGGTCCGAAGTCAAGACTACAAAATTCACTCGTTTGGATAAAGGAAAAATTGATCGTCGTATTATTTCTGCACTTGGATATGAGAGTGAAAATCTTTTTTACCAAACTCATGTGGACAAATACAAGAATGCGCATTTACATATTTCAGTGGATGCTTCTTCTTCCATGCAAGTCAAATGGGAAAAGACTATGACTACATTAGTCGCAATTGCCAAAGCCGCATCCATGATTAATAATTTGAGTGTAAGTATTTCATTCAGAAGTGGAGTTTGTATTTCCAAAAATAAAAATTCTGAAATTCCATATGTTGTTATCGCTTATGATTCTAGGAAGGACAAATTCAGCAAGATTACACAACTGTTTCCGTTACTTTACCCTAATGGGTCAACACCAGAAGGTCTTGCTTTTCAAGCAATTATGGGTCATATTCCACACTCCAATTACGAAATGGATAGCTATTTTGTAAATTTGTCTGATGGTGAACCTTTTTTTAATCCGGGTTATTTTGGAGAAATTGCTGCAAGACATACTCGCAAACAAGTATCCAAGATGACTGAAAATGGTATAGAAGTAATCAGCTATTATTTGGAAAATGATCGCATGCAATCGCCTGTCAATTCTAAACTTTTTAAGATGATGTATGGTAAAGATGCACAATTCATTGATGTTAAGAATGTTGTGAAAATTGCGCACACTCTCAATTCCAAGTTCCTATCAAAGGAAAATATTTGAGGTTTTTGATAAAAAGTAGTTGACATATTATATACTTCGTGTATAGTGGTCGTATCTTAATCAAGACCATATATGATCATCGCTGAAAATACATCCTCCTCCGTGATTAGCAACGTTCTTGCTGCTCCTACCAAGTTCAAGATCAAGGCTAGTGCCAAAGCATTCAAGATTTTGTCTGGTTTCTATAGCGAGCCTATTCTTGCTATTCCGCGTGAGCTTGGTGCCAACGCTTGGGATAGTCATGTAAAGGCTGGCAATACCAAGCAGATGTTTGAGGTTCACGCTCCAAACACACTTGAACCTTGGTTTGCTATCCGCGATTTTGGCACTGGTCTTTCGCCCGAGGCTATTGATACCATCTATACCACTTACTTCGAAAGTACTAAAACTTCCGATAATGACAGCGATGGCTGCATGGGCCTTGGAAGCAAGACACCGTTCAATTATACTGACAATTTCAATGTCACATCTTTCCAAAATGGAAAGAAGTATGTTTATAATTGCTTTATTGACGACACTGGTTCTCCAAACATCATGCAGATTGCTTCCGTCAATACTGATGAACCCAACGGTTTGGAGATCAAGTTTGGCGTGAAGATTTCCGACATTAGCATGTGGATTGAAAAGATTTCTCGTGCATATGAGCCGTTCCGCTATCGTCCCATTATCAAGGGTGCCAGCATCAAATATCCCGAGCGCAAGTATATCTATCAGGGTACTAATTGGGCCATGCGCGAAAACAAGGATTATAATACCCGTGTATCTTATGCCTTCATGGGAAATTATTGCTATCCTATTTCAAGTGGCATCGTCACAAATATACTTTATAGGAACGACGATGATCACAAGTTTGCATCATTGCTGAACTATGGTAGTTTTGACTTTTTCTTTAATATTGGAGATCTTGAAGTTGCTCCCAACAAAGAACAGCTTCAGTATGACGACACCAACAATAAGACCTCCAACGCGATTATTGCAGCACTCAAAGTTGCTCGTAATGAACTTGATTTGTCAGTAAAGAAGAATATTGAAATTCCCAAGACACGTTGGGATGCTATGGGTTTGTATCTCAAGTATAATTCTCATAATAGTCCTCATCATGCTATTCGTAGTATTCTTGGAGACATTCCGATTTTCTTCAATGGTACCAGAGTTGATTCCAGTGGATTTAGCTTTGCACCATCTCTCAACACTGCAAATCTTTTTGTAAACAAAAACACTGAACCTCATGTTTTTGACGTACTTCATCTTGAAGGTCGTGTAGTCAAGAAGTTTAAGAAAATTTATTCTTTGCACACCAGTATCGACAAGGAAGTCTTGGTATATTACACCAACGAACCCTCCATCAAGAAAGCTAGAGTTATGCACCATATTCGCAGCAACGGCTTTGCTGAAAAGCGCAATATTTTTGTTTTCATTGACACTTCTTCTGGTGCAAAAAATATTCATGCACTGATCAACCATTTTGGTTGGAGCAAGTCTCAGGTGATTAATATTGAATCTTTGCCAAAGCCTCCTCCCACTCCCCGTGAAAAGAAGGTTGTGGCGACCAATGAAATTCATGTTCATTCATTGGAACAGATGAGAAATTATGTCAATTCAGTGAAAAATGTTCGTTACTCAGTTCCGAATGTTGATTGGAGACGCACCTCTGGCACATTCAATGGTGCCGAAACATATTATTATGTTGATTTTCTATACAACGATCCGATTTGGAATGGTAATCCAATTGGCGAACAGTTGACAGAGATTGTGCGCATGTTTGTCAAAGCCAATCTTCATGGAGCCGCAGATCAAATTTATGGTATCAACAAGAAGAATCAACATCTTCTCAAGGTTGGAAATTGGGTCAATGTCATTGACCTTGTTAAATCCAAGGTTATTGACACCAATAAGTCTCAGCATGAGAATTATGTTTATATGGTAAATGAGTTTGAAAAGTTCAAAACTTGCAGTTATCTTCATAACAAGCTGCATGTCAACAAGGATATTATCCGTGGTATTAAATCTAATGATACCAAGAAGTTCTTCAGCGATTTTGTTGAGACATATAACTTTCTGAGCAACAATGCAAACTCTGCTTGTTCTGATGTTATGCGACTCTTTAATGTGTCTCCTGTTTGTCACATCGCACTTAACTGTGATCTCAATAAATTCAAGGAAATCATGTCCAAGAAATATATGAACATCCTTGAATTGGGAACTGGATATGGCGAGACTGCTTCAATTTATTATAATATCATCAACTATATTGATGAAACATCCTAAAATATATTGTTGACAAAACATAAAATATCTGCATAGTATATAACCATCTTAATCAAACTAATCAAAGCTTATGAGTAATACACAAAACATCCCGTATGTCATCAAGACAAATGGTTCCGTAACACTCTATCTAAATAATGAGTGTCTTACTGTGGCTACTGACCACCCCAACTACAATAAGATCATTGACGCCATCAAAAACAATGATTTTAGTGATATTGAAAATCTTGTGAATGTAGCCAAGGCGGTAACCCAATATACCTCTGGTCGCGTCAAAATTGTGAATGGTGAGATTTTTTATGGTGATTTTGCCGTACACAATACTCTTACTGATCGAATCATCAAAATGATGAGTGAAGGTTTCAAGTTTGATCATATGATCAAGTTTCTTGAAAATCTGATGCAGAACAGCAGCAAGCGTGCTGTTGACGAGACATATTGGTTTCTTGAAAACTATGGCCTACCTATTACCGATGACGGATGTTTCCTCGCATATAAGGCTGTGCGTAATAACTATACCGACATTTATAGCGGCAAGTTTAATAACAGCGTTGGTAGCGTTGTGACTATGGCTCGCAACCAAGTCGATGACAATTATGGTGTCGATTGTAGTCATGGTCTTCATGTCGGTGCGCTTGATTATGTTGTTGGATATGGTCATTTTACGAAGGGCCAACCTATCGCTGAAGGTGGCAATCGCCTTCTACTAGTTAAGGTAAATCCCAAGGATGTTGTAAGCGTCCCGAAGTATGAGGGACACACCAAGATGCGAGTGTGTGAATACACCGTCGTATCCGAAATCAAGGATGTGGTCAAGGAACTGGACAAGGTTGTTTATACCAGTAATGCTGGAAATCTTGATCCCGATTACGATGGTTCTGATTGGGATGCTGCGGCCAATGATGGCGAGTTTGAATACGACGAATCAAACGAGGATTGGGAAAATGAGAATTATTCCGATGATTCTCTAAGCGACGATGAGCGCGAAGATGAATATGAGCAAGGTTATGACCAAGGTTCTCATGACCGAAACTTTGGCTTGGAATATCAAACAAATCTTTATTCTGACGCTACCGATGCGTATAAGAACGGATACGACGATGGGTTCAATGACATCTAATAATTTGGTTAAAGAATAAGTTAAACATTAACAAATAAACAAATAAAACATATGAGTAATAATAAAACAAATAAGAAAAATGCACTGACTATTGATTGGCCCACAAGCCATTTTACCATCGATGATGTGCAAGGTAAGTATCCCGATGTTGTAAACATCACACTTCGCTTTCGAGTAAAGAAGGCGGTGGAAAGTAAGGAGATTGTACCTATTGGCAAAATCAAGCCCGCTATTGGTCGTCCGAAGTTGGTATTTGCTCGCGTAAATCCATCTAAGGAATTACTTGATGCTGCCAAGGCTGCTGGCGTATTGTTCAGCGATGAACCCAAGGCCGCGATCACCGTGGCAGAAGTCAAGTCAGACAAAAAAGTCAAGACTGTGATTCCCGCAGAGCATACCACAACTGCCGCTGCTTCCTAAAACATAAGGGATACTTATGCAAAAACCGTTGGGACAAAAATCCCAACGGTTTTCTATTTATATATATATGGATCAAAGACCAACTGTATACAAGAAAGTTTCGAGTACTGACACAATATTTTTTGTGTTTGAAATAGGTGCATCTAAGTTTGTATTATATGATTCTGGGTTGGGCGATCCTATTCAATATGGCAGTCAAAGGTTAATTCTTGGCGAACTGGATAAGCAGATAAAAGATGCACAAAATAGATCAAGGAATACATTCAAAGTATATTGGATGGTGCGAGATGCAGTAAAAGGATGGAAGGAAAGTAGCCAGAGACCAAAAGGATACTCGGCTAATGGAATTGTGGATAAATTTCAAAAACCAAACGTGAATTCATCAAACATAAAAACACCAAAATTAAAGAAAATTTCACTCAAGGAAAAACAATTTTATTGGTTTGAATACAATGCAGGACAGCATGTTGTATATGACTCTGACATGGGGTCACCAGTTTCATATGGAAATTCTGGATTTGTAAATAAAACATTTAATAATATAGACAAGTATGTACGAGATGGTGTCCAATCAAAATATGTACTTTGGTACTTTAAAAGAAGCGGAGACAATGGTATGTGGGAACATAAACAACCACCAAGAATCCCAAATTGGAAAGTAGAATCAACAGATAAAAAAGACTTGGACAATGAAAAGAAAGGCGAAAAAGAAGAAGATAGAAAATAATTTTTGTTGATTGATTTCTAAAAATCATTTATATTGGTTGTATTACGAATATTATGCCTAGTCCACAAGATGTTACATTTGTAATTCCTGTTTTTAATCTAAAAAGCAACAGGCTTAAGAATTTAAAATTCATTATTCCGTATATTAAAAAGACGGGATGCAGAATACTTGTAGTCGAACAAATTGATAAAGATGTTTCTGATTTGAGTGAGTTTATTAGTAAATTTGAGGGAGTAGAACATATCTTATTTAAGACTTCGGAAAAAAGATTGCACAAGACTGGTATAATAAATTACGCCGTATTTAACCATGTAACGACCAAATATGTTTGGGTAAACGATGTTGATTTTTACATGCGTTTTGATCGTGTGTTTGAAATGGAGTGGACATCAAATTTTATACAACCATACGAAATCGCTAAGAAGTTGAATGACGAGCATTCAAAAATGATCTTGGCTGGTAAAAAGCTTGATGTCGATTTTGCAGACAGGTCGGTTAGATATATTTCATTGTATGGGGCACTGTCATTCATATTCGAAGTAAACGACTTCATATCGATTGGAGCAATGGATGAGTCAATTTACGGTTGGGGATATGAAGACGTAGAATTGGCAAGAAGAGTAGGTGACAGTCGAGTAATACAAAAAATAGAATTAAGGGGAATTCATTTGTGGCATCCTATGTCCATAGTCGCCGCTAAACAAGAAAGCATGGTAGAAAAACCACAAGACCTCGCGGTTGTGACTTGTCATTTTAATTGGGGAGGATTTATAAATCCAATAAGAAATTTGCATCGGTTTATAAACCAAATGCAGTTGGATGAAATTCCTTTATTTGGTGTAGAATTATCACTCACTGGAAACTTTGAAACATCTGGGATGGACGGTTGGATGCAAATAGAAGTTTCAAAAGAAAATGTATTCTTTCAAAAAGAAGCGTGTATAAATTTAGCCGTTGAAAAATTAGTTCCAAAAAAATATACCAAGATTGCGTGGATAGATTCTGATTTACATTTCACAAACAAAAATTGGTACACGGATGCTTCTGAGAAATTGAATGAATATAAAGTTATTCAACTATATTCACATGGAATCAAAACCGATAGGTATGGAAGATTTCTAAGTAAAGAGCCAAGCGCAATATTTTCATACACAAATATCCCACCGGAAAAAAGAAGAGATTGGATATTGAGTGCAGGGGAAATTGGATACCCCGGTGGAGCAATGGCTGCAAGAAGAGAGTTGTGGGAGCATGGAGGATTGTATCCATATAGAATTTTGGGTGGCGGAGACACCGCATTTGTAATGGCGATGTTGAAATACAAAATAGGTTGGCCAACAAATGAGCTTTTCATAGAGAGACACAATAATTGGAAAAGAAAAATATTTGAATATGTTGGCGAGAATGTGACATATATTGAGGGAGATTTTATCCACGAATGGCACGGTGATGCAGTGGATAGAAGATATGCCGATAGATACTCTATATTAAAAAACGTAAATGTTATTCATATACAACTTAATGACGATGGTATCGTCCACAACTATGGAAATAGGAACATAAATGATGCAGTTTTGGAATATTTCAAAAATAGAAACGAGGATGGTGATGGAAAAGTTGACACAAAGAAATCGCCAAGAAGAGTAGTTTATACTTGCATAACTGGAAACTATGATGCGCTGAGAGAGGTAGTTAATCCAGACAAAGGTGTTGATTATATTTGTTTCAGCGACGATATATCAGAAAGTCAAACTTGGAAAATAAAACCGATTCCAAAATGTTTGAAATACCTTGACACAACGAAAATAGCGAGATGTATGAAAATACTACCTCACCTATTTTTGTCAGAATATGACATATCAGTTTGGGTGGATGGAAACATTCAAGTGGTTGGTAATATAAATCAATTCATAGACAAGAATTTGCTAAATTATTTTGCAATTCCAAAACATCCAGATAGAATATGCGTTTATGATGAAGCAAATGCCGTGATTAATCTTGGAAAAGATAATGTTGACATAGTAAATAGTCAGATAATGGAGTATATGGGTAAAAATTATCCAGAAAACAATGGAATGGTTCAAAGTGGCATTATGATCAGAAAACATAATGATAAGAGATGCATAGCAATTTCCAACCTTTGGTGGAACGAAGTTAGACAATTCTCAAAACGAGATCAGCTATCATTCAATTATTCAATTTGGAAGAAAAATGTTACTGTAGACATACTAAATCCAAATATAATAGTTAGCGAATATTTTCAAATATGGGCACATCCTAAAAAGGGTGGCGGAAAAGTATCGCTGAGAAAAAACTATGGAAATATGAAAAACTATGTAAATGGAGTAGAAGTATGATATACTACAATATACCATATAGCGTAGAAAAAAATCTAGCGGCGGCATATAATAGTTTTGTAGAAATACTACCAAACGACGATGATTATGCATGCTTTGTTGATGGTGACACCATATTTACCACTTCTGATTATGGCCATACCATACATAATGCAGTAAAGACATATCCAAATGTCGGATGTTTTACCTGCTATACCAACAGAGTATATAACAGAACTCAAGTGGTGGAAGGAATTGATTATGATTCCAATGATGTTATATACCACAGAAAAATAGGAAACATGCTGCAAACAATATATGGTTCTTCGTGTGAAGATATCACTGAACCAGTGTTGTTGAGAGGAAAACCAATGTATCTGAGTGGCTGTTTAATACTGATCAAAAAATCCTTGTGGAAAAAAATTGGAGGATTTAAAGATTTAAATGCAATGTTAGGTGTTGACAATGAACTACACAAAGATATTATTGCGGCGAATGAAAAATTATACCTTATGAAAGGCGTGTATATCTACCACTGGTATAGATGGCCAGACATAAAAAACGTTTCACACTTATTATGATACATTATAAATTCTTAGATGTGGGTTGCAAGAATGGTTCTAAAAATGGAGGATCGTTCATAGGCGTATCCAAAAGATACAAATATACCCCAGATCAAGGTATTGGAATTGATATTAACAAACGACATGTTAATGAATTTATCAAAACTGGAAATCATGCACTTATTGCGAGCGCGGAAGAAATACCATTTCCAGACAACTCATTTGAGTTGGTAATATTCAACCATGTATTGGAACACATGCCAAATGAAGAGATTGGATTCAAGGCTCTTTCGGAATGTATTAGAGTGTCATCCAAACATATATTTTTGGGACTACCTTTCTTTGATGAAGATGAATACTTGAGAAGTTTAAAGTTTAAAACTTTTTATTCTGACTGGTCTGGTCACAGCAATAAGGTACATCTTAAAAAGATATTGGAGTTTATTTCTGGAAAGCAATTCAGTCTATCAATGAAGAAAAAAATCAGCGATAGTTTTGCAGTTGAAATTTTACCGATCAATGCTCCAAGAAATTCTATAGAATATAATCAAGAAATTCATGGAATAAAAGATTTTGTTGAATTTGATCGAGAAATATGGAGAGAATATGAAATGTTGATAATCAAGTGATCAAACGTTTATGAAAACATTGATTGTTGGATACGGTGAAATTGGAAAAGCCCTTTATTCAGTTTTGAATAATGCAGGATATGATGTAAAGTATAGAGATATAGAGTCTAGTGAAAAAATTGAAAATATAGATGTAATGCATGTATGTTTTCCATACTCAAAAACGTTTGTAAAATCAGTTGCTAAATATAAGAAAATATATAAACCAAAATACACTGTAATACATTCAACCGTTCCTGTTGGAACATCTGAAAAATGCAAGTCATATTATTCTCCTGTAAGAGGAATACATCCTCATTTGGAAAAAAGTCTTCTTACATTTGTAAAATATTTGGCACCAAATAATGATGTTTTGAAATCATATTTTGAAAAAGCAGGAATAAGCATAGAAGAGAGTGAAAAGACACAAACATTAGAAGCAATGAAGCTATATTGTACTACAATATATGCATTAAATGTTATTGCTGAAAAAGAAATTTGGGATTTTTGCAAAAAACATAATCTAGATTTTGAAACCGTATATACGAAATGTAATCAAACATATAATGATGGTTATGAGAAACTGGGGTTTCCTCAATTTTCAAAGTACATATTGAGTCACAAAGATGGAAAGATTGGTGGGCATTGTTTAATACCAAACTGCAAACTATTGAAGACAGATATTTCCAAGTTTATATTGAAGCAAAATAACAAGTTATAGAGCATTAGTTATATCCAATCGTTGACTTTTTTCAAAACTAAACCACGTGATGCGAGATATTTATAATAGATGAGTATTATAATAAATCGCAGTTTGGATGCGTATGGAAACCCAAACGGTGTCATAGATGCACCAAAAGCTGCGCTATTTTACAAAACTGGAAGCTTTTACAAAATAAACTATAGTGGCTCCAACTCAACAAATTGGGAGCAAGTGTATGTAAAAACTATAGGCTATCCACAATTCGCAATATCAGAGCAAGATTTAAAATTCCAATCAATTCAGTCTGGTTCATTTTTGTATTTAAAAACAACAAATATTGGAAATTTATATGGTTGGGTATTAATCACAACTAAAACTCCATTTGTTCCTACTACACCAACGCCAACACCGACGCCCACTTTAACGCTCACTCCCACACCAACACCCACTGCAACACTTACACCCACACCTAGTCCCACACCGACTTCTTCTCCAAGTCCAACTCCAACAAATACACCAACCGCTACTCCTACAAACACACCAAGACCAACTAGAACACCTACACCAACATCGGCACCTACATCTACACCTACACCAACATCGGCACCTACATCTACACCTACACCAACAGCGGCACCAACATCTACACCTACGCCAACGCCAACAGCGGCACCAACATCTACACCTACACCTACGCCAACCATTTATGTTGGGTTTGCAATAAATAAGTCAAGCGAAGTTCAATCTTTCCCATAAAGATTTGACAATATCATAAATTCATATAACTGTTATAAACATGAACAACCCTATATTGGCAGTAATGATTGGTATAAGTGGATCTGGAAAAAGCACATATGCGAATGGGTTAAAAACATCTTTGAATGCACAACTTGTTGAAACAGATGCTATTAGAATTGAACTAACTGGAAATGCGGAAGATCAAAGTCAAAATTCAAAAGTTTTTGAGGTTGCGCGTAAACGTGTAAATGATTATTTATCACAAGGTAAAAACACAATCATCGACGCCACCAGTCTTACCGTGAGAGATAGAAAAGATTGGATAGATATTGCAAAACAAAATAACGCCGAGGCTCGTGCATATTTCATTGATACTCCGATTGATATATGCAAATCTCAAAATAGAAAACGTGAAAGAAAAGTTCCTGAATTTGTAATTGATAGACAGGCGAGTAAACTACAATCTCCCACAAAGAATGAGGGGTTTGATAGCGTTACTGTGATATGAGTTGACAACGCGGTTGTTCGTGCTAGTATATCTGCATGTATCAAGCGATTTATTGTGATAAGAAAACAAGCATCGTTCATTTGTGGGACGATGAGCACGGCTACACAAATTTCAAATATCGTCCACATGCATACAAGAAATCAAGGGATGGAAAATATACTTCCATTTATGGCGACAAGCTTGAGCGCATAGAGAAGTTTAATCCACGCGATCCAAAGCTATTTGAAGCTGATGTGCCTTGGGATACAAAAGTATTAATTGATGCATATTCAGACAGCGATGATGCATCCAAAAATCACAGACTAGCGGTGCTTGACATCGAAGTCGATTCTACGGGTGGGTATCCCAACGTTGCTGATCCAAAGCAGAAAATCACCGCCATTGCACTATATGATGGTACAAAAAATGTATATCATTGCTTTGTTCTTGACGAGGACGGTGTGGTAAAGAATGAGACCAAGGATGATCAGATAATAACTGCATATCTTGCAGAAGAAGATTTGCTTAATGCATTTTTGGAAAAGTGGGACCAGATCAAGCCCACTATCTGTACTGGTTGGAACATCGACGGCTTTGACTTTCCATATTTACATGCTCGTCTTGTAAAAGTTGTTGGTGAAGAAACAGCCAACAAACTCAGTTCGATTGGTATTTGTTATTGGAACAAGTACAAGAACAAGATGACCATTGCCGGTGTTAACTGCCTTGACTATCTACTTCTTTACAAGAAATATAGCGGCAAGAGTCTTCCCAACTATCGATTGGACACTGTTGCCAAGGAAGAGCTAAAGATTGGTAAGGTGGAATTTGAGGGTTCGCTTGATGATCTAAAGAAGAATGACATCAACAAGTTCATTGAGTATAACTTGCATGACGTTATTCTTGTGAAGAAAATGAATGACTTGCTACAGTTCGTTGAACTGGCACAGAGCATATGTCACGTTTGCCATACGGGATATGAAGAGTTTAGTGTGTCTAGTAAGATTCTTGAAGGAGCACTACTTACATATCTTCGCAGAAAGAAGCTCGTTGCTCCAAACAAAAAAGCACCAGAAGAAGATGCGGACAAAGATGATGATTTGGATGATGACGTTGGATTTGAAGGTGCGTATGTAAAAGATCCAATTCCCGGACGATATGATTGGGTTTGCTCCGCTGATATCAACTCACTGTATCCCAGTGTGATCATGAGTCTAAACATCAGCCCTGAGACAAAACTCGGTGTGATCAAAAATTGGGAACCAGAAAATCTTGTTAAGAAGTGTGACGAAAAGATTCATTTTGATAATGAAGTTTACACCTATGAGGATTTTTCCCAATTTATCATAGACAATAACTTGGCAGTAAGTGCTAATGGGGTTGTATATGACCAAAAGAAACTAGGTTGCGTACCAGACATTCTAAAGAAATGGTTTGCAGAGCGCAAAGAATTTCAAGGAAAGATGCGAGATGCTGACAAGGCGGGAGACAAAGCTGGTTATGCATTTTGGAAACGCCGCCAACAAGTGCAAAAGATTCTTCTTAATTCTTTGTATGGTGTACTCGGCCTCCCTATCTTCAGATTCTATGATTTGGATAATGCCGCCGCTGTAACATTAACTGGTCAGGAAATCATCAAAACAAGCGCCAGATATGTAAATAACAAGTTCAACAAGCGTTGTAATACCAAAGATAAAGATTATGTGGTATATATCGACACAGACTCTCTATATCTTGATATTAATTCTCTTGCCATCTACGAGAAAATCGCAGATGTAAAGCCATTTGCCATCAAGACCATTGGTGAAGTATCTGAAGATCTCAATAACTTCTATAAGGTCATGATGGTGAAGTTCTTCAACTCCACTGACAATCGAATCAAAATCGCATCTGATGTAGTTGCACAATCTGCATTTTGGGTTGTAAAGAAGAGATATGCCATGTTGAAGGTATACAACATGGAACTTAACAAGGACATTAATGATATTGAAATTAAAGGTCTTGACGTTGTTCGCTCAAGTTATCCCAAGAAGTTCAGAGACTTCATGAAGGGCATTCTTACAGATATTCTCAAAGGTGTGTCAAACGACGAAGTAAATAAGAAGATTATTGAATTCAAAAGCAAGATGAATGAGTTTGCTATCGAAGATATCGCCAAGAATACTTCAGTAAAATTTATCAGTAACACAGAAGCACAGACAAACTTCAATCCTACCAACCGAGAACTATTTCAATTTGTAGATGGATCAACCGCACAATGTAAGGCAGCACTGGCATACAATGATATGCTCAAGAAATATAATCTATCTGAAACAGAGCCTATTATGCATGGTGGTAAGATCAAATGGGTGTATCTTAAAAACAATCCATATGGTCTTGATGGTATGGCATTTAAGGATGATGGAAAAGATCCAAAGGAGATCATGAACTTTATCAACAACAATATTGATAGAAATCGTATTTGGGATGCCGAACTAGAAAAGAAAATTGCAGATTTCTACACAGCAATGAGATGGCAAATGTATAGTGAAAATGCCGCCGCCATTGATGAGTTCTTCAGTTTCTGATTTGACAGATCCATACTTTTCTGCCAATATTATAAGCATATGAATAAAACAAATCTGTTAAAGTTCATTGAACTATATAACCTCAATGGCACCGTTGAACGTGTCAAACTTGAGTCTGATGGTAAAAATCTCAAGACTGGGATTATTGCCGATGATCGCACAATGGCTGGTAATGTAAAATTCAATGGACTTGAAATTGAAAAGGGTGAATATTGTATCCACGATACACAGCAGTTCAAAAAAATGCTAAGTATCTTGGACGAAGAAATCCAAGTTTCTGTTAACAAGATGGATGATACTAGGGCAGTTAGCTTGTCTGTATCAGACAATAATACAGAATCACTCGTTATTCTTGCAGACAGTTCTGTTATTCCCAAGGTTCCCACGGTGAAGAATGACAATAACTTTGACCTTGAAATTGAACTGACCGAGGAATTTGTTGAACGATTTGTCAAAGCCAAGAATGCACTTCCAGATGTGACTGCGTTCACACTTGGCATGAACAAGAAGGGAGACAAGGTCGAATTGGTGATCGGAGACGGAGACACGAACACAAATCGTGTGAGAATGGAAATCAAGCCCATTGATGGAAAAGACAAGCCAGCCAATTCAATTAGCTTCAATGCCAATTACTTTAAGGAAATTCTACTCAAGAATCGTGGATCAAATGGTTCTGTTCTCAAGGTGAATTCAAATGGACTTGCGTCTGTGAACTTCAAGACGCCTGAATACGAGGCCAATTATTATCTCGTCAAGATCAACAAATAAGAAACATATGAGCTTTTTAGTTGAAGAACAAACTGAGCAAGAAGTTCGCCATCACACTATTTGGGCTGAAAAATATCGTCCAAGCAAATTGGAGGATTATGTCGGCAACGACACTCTTAAGGCCAAGGTAAATCAATATATTGAAACCAATGATATTCCACACTTGCTTTTGTATGGAAGCGCGGGAACAGGTAAGACCACACTTGCCAAGCTAATCACAAACAGCATCAAGTGTGATGTATTGTATATCAATGCGTCTGATGAGAATGGAATCGAAACCATACGAGTAAAGATCAAGAACTTTGCTTGCAACATTGGATTCAATCCGCTCAAGGTTATCATTCTTGATGAGGCTGATTATTTCACTCCCGCCGCTCAAGCTGGACTAAGAAACATGATGGAGACATTCAGCGAGCATACAAGATTCATTCTTACATGCAATTTTCATGAGAGAATAATTGAGCCGATTCATTCTCGCTGCCAATCATTTGGAGTTACTCCTCCAAGCAAGAAGGATGTCGCCGCCAACCTTGTAAACATTCTCAAGAATGAAAATGTATCCTTTGACAAGGAAGGTGTAGTATTACTTGTCAATACTCACTATCCAGATATTCGCGCCGTGATTAATACCGCTCAACGCAATGTTGTGAATGGTGAATTGAAGTTGGCCAAAGAAGATATTCTTGAAGGTGATGTAAAAGCAAAGATCATTGAAATGCTCAAGATTGAGGATATACACGAAGCATTTACTTCAATCCGCCAACTTCTTGCGGACAACAACATCAGAAACTTTGCAGACTTCTACACAGTGTTGTTTGAAAAAGTGGACGACTATGCACCAAATAAGGCTGCGGAAGTTATAGTTATACTTGCAGACGGACAATTTCAGGACGCTTCTGTGGTGGACAAGGAGATCTGCTTCATGTCCACAATAATCAAGATCCTAAAATCAATCAAATAACATATGTACTCAGCAATTGTATTGGATGAAGCTTCACAGTTGAAGCTAGAAAAACTGGCAGAGGATGTGAAAGTCAACGGTGTAAAACTCTCATTGCTGGTAAGAGACAGTGGATGGAAGGTATATAATCATCATATGACAATAAACATGGGCGAGTTGCCGAATTACTTGAAACAGTATTTGGGAACAAAGCAAAAGCTTGAAGCAACACATGTAGGAACTAGTCCAATGGCAGTTGCGGTTCGTGTAACTGGATTTGAAAGCAAAAATAAAATTCCACACATTACTATGGCTGTGAATATCAATTCAGGTGGCAAACCAGTAATGAGCAACGATATTAAAGATTGGAAGATGCTTGAAACACCAATCAAGTTACGTGGAGAAGTAAAAGAGCTTGTATGAAAATAACAGATGCGGTATTATTCACTGATAATACAACCATTCGGTTGGAAGTGGGTGACAAAAGATATTATCTCACCGAGAAAAGCAAGATATACAATATGCATCCCATAAATGTAATGGCGGAAGAAATCAAAGGTGATGAGCTAAAACAAATCAAAGATGCTGCAAAAAAGGGTGGATACAAAAACGACAATGAAGTAAAGAAGTGGTTATAATCAACCACGTTTTCTTTTACCAAGAACAAAAGAAATACCAGATTCAGTGGGATAGAGCGACCACTCTATATTGTTCTTGTATAAACTTGCCAATCGTTTGTTTATATTTAATGTTCTTCTTTGGTCTTCCGTATATCTCAATTCTTTGAATGTATTATCCAATACAGTCTTCGCTTCAATTAGTTTTTTATTATTTTTTTCTACGGAAGAAACATTGGTTTTAAAATACTCACTGTATTCAAATCCAATATGATTAGCCACAAATTCTATCCAATTATTACAATCTGTATTTACTACTAATAACTTTTCTGTTTTATCTTGGAAATGATTCAATACATTGTTATGATGATATATTCTTTTGGATATCCATGATTTATATTCTTGATTGGTGGGTGGCCATTCAAATATACTGTTTTTTCTCATCACCCACATCCCATGTTTAGCTCTGCTCAATAACCAAGATTCTAATTCTCTGGTGTTTAGTATGAACAAGGATTTTGGATATTGCTTTTCAAGATTTTTAAAACTTATTGGATGGTTTTCTTTTATGTGATTATCCCCATCACTTAGACATTGAACGGTTTCTATTTTGTTTTCCCAATCTGTAGAGTGGTATGAACTCAATCCCACTTTCATAAAGAGATGGTGAAAAGTGGTTGTGGCAGTCTTGTTGAATCCTATAACAAAAATTTTGCTGTACTTCATATAACCATGTATACATAGTATCAAATACAACAAGTACAGTTATTTATAACGATGTTAAATGTATTATGACTTCTATTTATTTGTTGAAGTCCGCATGGTGCGGCTAGAAAACTAAAATAGAAAGGTTTGATATATGCAAAACAACGGCATTGAAATGACCGTCCATGTAAATGGACGTAGTGTAAAGGAATACACTCATCAAGGAATGAGTTTTATCGAAGCAAGAGATGGTACCAACTATACCATAAAACTGAAAAATAATCTGGGACAACGGGCAATGGCTGTTGTATCAGTTGATGGATTGGATGTAGTAAGCGGTAAAAACGCCGCCGAAACAGATACAGGATATATCATTGATGCACACGACTCCATTGAGATCAAGGGATATAGAATCAGCGACAATGACTCTGCTGCATTTGTGTTTACAAATAAAGGCAAGAGTTATGTACAAAATGTAAAAGGAGATGCACGAAATTGCGGCGTGATTGGTGTACGAGCATTTAGCGAAAAAGTAAATTGGATCATAAACACAGTGGGAACAACTACACTTGGTTATAAAGATCCTATACCATATACGGTATATTGTAATTCATATACACCAACGAACACAATGGTTCCATTAACTGCAACTACTACTATTGGAAACTCATCAACGTTTTTCAATAACGCAGTAAATGCATATAATTCACACACAATCAATTTATCAACGACGAGCGCAGCGCCGAGCGGCGTCTTTCGCAGCGTAACATCCGACAATACTAAAACCATAAATGTTTCAAACTTTGATACAGGAACGGGTTGGGGTAAAAAACAAGAAGATAAAATAACAAGAGTGAGTTTTGAAAAAGGAATACTTATATGTGAAATGACAATCTATTATGCGAGTAAAATTGCTCTTATGGAAATGGGAGTAGATATGTCATCAAAAAAGCAAGTGGGAATGCCAAAAGCTTTTGGTGATTATTGCAAACCACCCAAAGGTTGGGTAGGATGAAAATATAGTTGACAATGGTCCATGACAGTATAAAGTGCTGTTATGGACCGTAAACTAGCCTCAATCCAACTTATCAAGGAACTGACTCCAATATCTGGAGCAGACGCCATTCTTTGCGCCAAAGTACTTGGTTGGGAATGTGTTGTAAAGAAAAGTGAGTTTGCTGTTGGAGATAAGTGTGTATACTTTGAAATTGATAGTGTACTACCCATTGCAAGTTGGAATGATCATCTACGTAAGGAACCTGACAAGAAGCTGCGTGTAAAGACAATCCGTCTACGTGGTCAACTTTCTCAAGGTCTTGCTATGCCGCTTTCTATTCTTCCATCTGGTCAATATGAAGTCGGTATGGATGTAACATCGTTGTTGGGTGTCGAGAAATACGAGCCCATTGTTCCTTCGCATTTAAGCGGAATGGTCAAAGGAAATTTTCCATCATTCTTACACAAAACTGATGAAATCCGTTTACAGTCTGTACCTGAAGTATTGGATGAAATTGTGTCAAATAAAATTCCTATGGTTGCTACACTCAAAATGGATGGCACAAGTTTTACTGCGTACAGAAGAGACGTTGATTTTGGCGTGTGTTCTCGTAACCTTGACTTAAAGGAAACAGAAGGCAATGCTCATTGGAGAATGGCTCGCAAGCTCAAGCTTGAAGAAATTCTTCGTAGCGAAGATCGCAATCTTTGTATTCAAGGTGAAATCTGTGGCCCATCTATTCAAGCAAATCGTCTTGGATTGAAAGAGCCCGAATTGTACATATTCAATCTATTTGACATTGATACTGGAAAATATCTTGGATATGACGATATGAAGAACTTTGCTATCAAGCATCATCTTCGTACCGTTCCATTTCTTCATGTTGGTTGGTTCAATGAAATAGATGGTACCAAACGTTGGTCTGTAAATGACCTTTTGAATTTTGCCAATGAACAAAACTATGACAACGGCACTCCCGCCGAAGGCATTGTTTGGCGTGCTGTAAATGAAACATACAGCGAAGTTCTCAAAGGTCGTCTAAGTTTCAAGACTATCAGCAATCGCTTCTTGGAGAAGTATAAGGAATGATGTCTCATGCCCATCATTATTTTCAAGTTTGATGACTTTACGCAACCAAATGAATATTGGGAATGTCTAATGGAATATGGTATAAAAAACAACATAAAATTTAGTATAGGAATAATTGGAAAATATCTAGAAAAAGAAAACCAAAAAACATTTGATTGGGTAAAACGATTTCATAATACTGGTAATGTTGAATTCTGGAATCATGGGTATAATCACGAAAAAAATAATAAAGGACTTGAATTTTTTGGTACATCTGTTGATGAACAATATTCGAGCTTAGAAAAAACACAAAGATTGGGAAAAGAAAAACTTGGAATAACATTTTCAACCTTTGGTGCGCCTTGGAATACAACCGATGAAAATACAATTTTAGCATTGGAAAAAATACCCGACATAAAAGTTTGGCTGCACGGCGACGAGAGATGCAAAAGTAAAATATGCCTACAACCGTCCAGAATAGCGTGTGAATCTTTCAAAGAGGGAAATAAATTTTTTGTTGACTTTGAAACTTTCAAAATAAAATACAACACAGTTAAATCCAGAGAGTATTTGATACTTCAATTCCACCCAGCAACTTGGAAGAAAATGAAGGCGGTCAGAGAATTTTACAATATCGCTGATTACTTGAGTAGCAATACAGATATTAAATTTATGCTTCCTAGTCAATTTGCTGAGTTTAAATACAAGCCCAACATAGCATAGTAGTGCGAAATAGACTCAGAAGCAAGACATAGTTATATAATAATTGTTTAAAAGTATTATTAGTTTTTATAAATTGTTCACGAACTTTATAGTATTATTAATCATATATATTATATCTATTATATAATGAAAAGTCATATAATATATAATGTAATGCTGATAATGATACTGAGTATCACTGGGCTTAAAGCAAGTGATATGGTATTTGGATTTAAGTCTGCAACATTTAGTGGCGCAGGATTTTCTGCCACGGCAATGACGATTGAAAATTTGGCAAGAACGCGCAAGCAATCCATAAAAGATACTGCTAAAAATGAAGCACAACAACAATTACTGATGGCACAAAATACGCCGTTAAACACGTTTATAAACAATTTACAGGCCAGAATATATTCTCAACTAGCATCACAAGTCACAGATCAAATATTCAATTCTTCTGGTCAATCTTTTGGCGTAATTAATCTACAGGGCGGCGCAACAGTAACTTGGCAACGCAATGGTGACTTTGCCACCCTTTACATAGTCGATCCAGTAAGTGGAAATACAACTCAAATAACCGTACCAGTCGGTTCGCTAACACCACCACCACCAAACGGATGAAGAATTATGCAATTATCACCCTATCAATGTTACTTCTTTCAGGGTGTGCATCAATCAAGAGCAAACCTGATATACTAGAAGTACCAAAATCCCAAACATCTCCGATGGAGAAAGAGTTGGTTGGTATTCCACCAATTGATGGTCCAAGAATAACCATAGGAATTTATGCATTTGCTGACAAGACTGGGGCAAGAAAAACCACAGACAATTATGCATCATTTAGTTCAGCGGTGACACAGGGAGCAGAAAGTTGGCTAATCGATGCATTTAGAATGGCGGGTAGTGGAAAATGGTTTCAAGTTCTTGAAAGAGTTGGTTTGGATAATGTAATCAAGGAACGACAACTCATAGCACAGACCAGAGAAAGTTTCCAAGGAAGAAATTCTGAAAAATTAGCTCCTATGATTTTTGCTGGAATAATAGCAGAAGGTGGTATCATAGGATATGATTCAAATATTTTGACAGGTGGCGCAGGAGCAAGTGTTCTTGGCATATCAGGAAACACACAATATCGTAAAGATGTTGTTACTGTATCACTTCGTCTCGTCAGTGTACAAACAGGAGAAATACTTGTAAGCACCGCAGTAACAAAAACAATTTCCAGTGTTGCCCTATCGGGCAATTTATTCAAGTTCTATGAACACGGCGTATTGCCCATAGAATCTGAGTTGGGTTTAACCGCCAACGAACCAAACACAATTGCGGTTCGCAGTGCGATAGAAAAAGCCGTGATAGACATTGTTTATCAGGGCGAAAAACTAAATCTCTGGAAATTCAAAAAGGAAAGTACAACACCATGAAAACCATAAACATAGTAAAGTTTATATTCTTTACGGCAGTTCTAGGACTGCTTTCAAATACATTGGCTCAAACACCGGGAGCCTTGGGTGCCATCGCAGGAAACTCGTCTGGAAACCAAATATATGTAAATCAAATAACAACGGGTGGTGATACCACGTTCATTCAAAATGGCGCATCAAACAGAATTGGATCTTTTGCTCTTCCAAGTAACATAACTGGAGACAATATCTTTTTCGAAATGCGCCAAATTGGAGATGGAAATAGCACAGACTTTTCCATCATTGGAGCAAACAACCTAAAGCTATTGTCTGCGTTCGCTGGTGATAACAACGAACAAAGAATATACTTCAACGGTGCTAATAACAATATGAATTTTCGTTTCGATGGAAACGGGAATAAATTGTGGATAAGCAACGATGTAACAGTATATCGCGATGGTGGTGAAAATACCGCAGCAGACAAAGCCACATTGGCATCATCGGATATGCAGATCAAATTTGCTGGAAATAGCAACACTTTTGCTTACGCCACCACAAATGGTCTGAACAATTATCTGAAATATGATGTCACTGGAAATACCAATGTCATCAAAACCACTCAAATTGGAAGTGCTGGTACAGGCACACGCCAATCAGGTCATTATCAAGATTTGACTATTCTTGGTGGAGGCAATGATGTTATGATATACCAACAAGGCACTGTTCAACAATATTTTCAATATAGTTTGACGGGTAGCAATAACATTGTTCGTGTATCACAAACTGCAACTGCCGCTCCTACATTCACAATTAACAATAATAATCAACTGGCTCCACAAGGACCAGCGAGTGGTACAACTACCATAAGCAATCCATAAAGAATGAACAAAATTGTTACAGTCGCATTGATGTTCTTTTTATGGCATGATGTTTATGGTATTGCGGGTAAATTGACCGAGGTGACTGGCCCTACGCAGGTGAGTAGGGCCAGCACTAAAATAGAAGGCAAGGTCAATGTTCCGATAGAAATGGATGATACCATTGAAACATTAAAAGCACGAGCGGGTATAACATTTGAAGATGGAACCCGAGTCCAGTGCACCGAATTTAGCAAATTGGTTATTGATACATTTGTATATGATCCAAGTACGGGAAAAGGAAAACTTGGAATGAAGGCAACAATGGGAACGGTGAGATATGCATCTGGTCTTATTGCAAAAAATAACAAAGAAGAAGTCAGAGTTAAAACTCCTACTGCATCCATATCAGTTCGCGGTACAGACTTTTCAATGACAGTGGATGAGCTTGGAAGAAGCTTGGTAATTCTGTTACCATCCCAACCTCAATTTGGTCCACCTGTTGTTGGATCGATTGTGGTTGATAACGGAATGGGTACAGTTGTATTGACAAAACCATTTCAAGCAACATTTGTTGCATCAACATCGGTGGTACCATCATCGCCAGTATTATTGAATTTTGAAGATGAAACCAAAGTAAATAACATGCTTATAATTGACACACCAAAGAATGTTACTCAAGCTGCCAAAGAAGCAAAGAAGGCATCTGTAACGGCGACTAAAGAAGATGATGGTAGCAAAGATAAGAAAGAAACAAAATCCGAAAGCAAATCAAGTAATACAACTATTGCACAGGCGGACAAACCAACCGAAGAAACTCAAGTGGCAACAAAAGAACCAGAACCAGTTCAAGCTGAAATTGTTACAAAACTTGACATAGAAAAAATTGATCCATCTGTTAATTCTTCTATTATGGATTCTATGTCCAAACAACCAAACGCCGCCAATACAAATTTATCAAACATACCTACTATATCCGTGCCATCTTCAACAGTAAATAATGGATTTACTACAAATGGAACACATGCCATTCTATATATAACTAATAACAATAATGTAATATGGTATACTATGAAGTTTGACGCCAATGCAACTTTCAACATAACAACCAGAGATGGCAGTAAAGAATATCCGCTTAACTTTGGTTCAAAATTAAAAGTCAACATCACACAAAAATGA